ATATATAGCAACAACCGGACGGCCAGGGGGTCGGACGGGGGTAGCACAGTGTGTGCTAGGCGAGCTAGCACTGTGCTACGCCGTTTGTTTGTTTGTATGCAGCAGCAGCTGCAGGAAGGATTGAACTATGTTCAATTTGTTTAGAAAGTCGTCACGTGGTGGTAAGGTTGGAAAAGCAACTCTCATGCCTGTGCATGAGAAGAGCAAAGAGAACGCACCTGATTGGTACGGGTACGTAACAATCAAGGGCACTGAATACAAAATCAGTGGTTGGAACTCCGAGACACGGAGTGGCAACGAGTGCATCTCCATCTCAATCCAGAAGAAGTGGAAACGCTAAGCGTTCCACTTCACACACGGGAGCCTTCGGGCTCCCTTTTTTTTAAGGCTCCCAAGAAGGAGCCGTCCGGTTGAAGCCCACCATAATCGGCAGGACATCCGCAGGATAGCCGGGAGACAGCGTGAGCAGCAGCGAAGCGGGGTTCGCTGCTCACGCGGTGTGAGCGGCGGATAGCCCCAGAATGGAGTTTGTTATGTGTGAAAGAATTGATTTGAATGTAATGCAACCATCCCAGTTGCTGTTGAATGTCATTGACGAGGCCACCAAAGGGACGTACGACGGTGGTCATCTGGTTATCAACTACCACAGTGACAATGACATCTTTGTCATGGATGTGGAGGCTGAATGGCACAACCCTGAGGAGTGTCCATTCTACGACACCAGGTACGGACTGTTGGGTGAGACTGTCAGTGTTGTCAACGGCGAGGTCACTCAGTGGGCATCCGATTACCCAGTGGAACCACGACTCATTACCAAGAAGGAGGTCACCAAATGACCAACATATTGATACTAACCCTCGTACTCTTCGTCACCTTTGTTGCAGGCATCTTTGCAGGCAGGGAGTTGACATACCTAGCGGACGGTCGGAAACGACGCAGGGAACGGAAGGATTACCAACACCTTCGTTACCTCATTGAAGACGACGTGCCACCAGTTGCCGGTGGATACATCGACGACGAGTCGAAGCACTGGCCAAAGACCAAGTGAGAGCGTGTCAGCCCCCCGTACAGTGGTGCGGGGGCTGTCTCGCACAGTTAAAGAAAGGAATTGTTATGAGTGAATCTTTGGAATGTAATCTTTACTCGGTGGTCATGTTCATCGAGAGTCCATACAGCACGGAGGTCGACACCGTAAGGATCGACGGAATCCTCAGCCACCAACCATTGGAAAAGGACCATTGGCGGTCAGAAGAGATTCTGATTGGGGAACTCAAACTCCACGGCATCTACCAGTGTGACGAACGCAGTGGTCAGAACACAGAACTTGTGGACTGGGCTGTGACCAAGTATGAACTTGTTGAAATTGGACCTGATGAGCCCTTCTGGCTCGCATAAGAAAGGAATTGTCATGAGAAAGTTTGAAGTTATTGTTTACCTGAACGAGGAACTGTGTGGTCAACCTACACAGAGGTCCTTCAACATCGAATGCGAGCACGACCTCACCCTTTGCGATGAGCGTGCTATCGAGATTGTCGAGGACAAGTGCGAGGAACTTGGATGGCTGACCAATGATGAGGACTACCTCGGTGGAGGGATGCCTCGAGAGTTGGATGGTTTTGACATTGTCTCAGAGGGACAGACATACAACTCTGTAGATATTGTTGAGTGTCGCAACGACGATGGCGGCATGTTGTGAAGAGGTGGGTGCGGCTCCGTCCAGTGGGGCGGGAGCCGCTCCCCCCAGTTTGGAGGTTATATGTTTAGATTTCGACAGCGACCAACACGTAAGTTGGTCACATTCAGAACGTCACGTGACACCGCAGCGTGGTACGTGGCACAGTTCGGCGATGGTGCGATCGACCGAGCCCGACGAGGCACACAAGTTGCCGAGTCCAAGTTGCAGGACAGACGTGTCACCGGTGACGACAGGATCCGTTGGCAGGTCAGGCATGCACAGCACGAGGCCTTCGTGGCCATGTTCATACCGATACCGCTTGGCGGTGTCATGGGACGCAACCCAGCGTTCACATACGCACCCGACGGTACAATCACACGGACATCGGACATACGTTCGGCGGACGTGGCCAACGAGGGTGTTGCCATGGCATCAGGTGGTGCCAACCCACATGGCTGGACACTAGGTATCGCAGTGATCGGTGCTTGGTCAGAGACGAACGAGCGGGTGCACATGCATGCGGCCAACGACTTCGTACCTGACGAGCACAACTGGGACAACCTTGTGTTCCCTGACCAGTTTGGTCGACCACGACTGGACGATGGCACGCTCCTACCCATGGAGCCGTTCAGTACATACAAGTACATCGAGCCCAGTGACGACGAACCGTTCGGATACTGGGTGACCGATGTGCCAGGGTCATACGTACCACAACCCCGACGATCCACGAACGGGTGGGGTGTGCACCTCGATGAGGATGACATGTACGCCATGACCAACCAACGCAAGTGTCTCGACGATGATGTCGCAGACCTTGACGAGACCGATGATACTCACGGTGAGTGAGTCGGTATTGGGGAGCATGCCCCCGCGTTCCGCGGGGCACGCACCCCAGCAGTTTGTTTGTTTTAGTTACAAGAAAGGTAGGTGTCATATGACACATCTCAAAATGCAATCGCTTCGATCTTCTCGTTCAACCAGTGGTGGACTGCCACCCTATGTGATGACCAATGAGGAAAAGGCTTCATTCAAAGACCAGATCCAATACGGAACTGACTCAGATGGTAACTGGTTCATGGTGTTGCCTCCGATCCCATTGCGTCCCGGTAACCGTGGTGAGACTGGTAAGTCAGCCGGTCTGTGTTCCATCAATCAGTGGGACTCGGAGAAGAAGCAACAACGTGACATCATCATTGCCGATGGTGACAGCATCACTGGTGTTGAGTCGATGATCGTCATGTCACTCAATGTGGCAGCAGTGGCGAAGAACGGGAAGACCTTCCCGAACTTCAATGAACTGCGACAACCAGCGCAGTCTGAACCAGATGCAACCAGCAACGCCACCCTTGGTGGAGGAGTTGCTGATGTATCGGATGCAGACCGCAAAGCAATGGGTATCACTGACTGATACCCATCAGATGATCTCGTCTTTGAGCCCTGCCGGTATGATACGGCGTAACGTGACACCAGGTGAAAGTCACGAGGGACCAGGCGAGACGTCTGTCTACCCCCCTGACTCCCCTCCACTCCGGTGGAGGGTGAGTCTTTTTTTTACGGAGTGAAACACCATGATCAAGATTACCTACGGAATCGGCAGAGCCGTGAAGTCACACATGCAGGCTGCATCAATGGCCCATGCTCTGCTGACTGACAATCCGCACAACTGGGTGCGTATACAAAATGCAGATGCAGATTGGGCACGCATCATGCACACACACCCAGACAACACAGTCCACACTTTCAGTGAGGGCTCAACCAAGGACGTCGACGCTGATCTCCAAGCCCTGGAGAATCACGATCGGCAGAACCCGATGCTTCCTGAGGATCGGGGATAACACACACGAGGCCGCGCTTCGCGCCTCGTGCGTGTCAACAGGCAGTGATGACAAGATCTTGACAGGTTCCTTGATCTGTAAGGATGATCGGCAGAACCCCGACGGCGTTGCCGGTGGACGGGTGATGCCTAGTCTCCACGTCATCACTGTCATTTACACCTCTCATGGTGGGAGGTGCGACATCTTATTTCTCTGCAGGAGATAACCCATGAGCGATTGCTCTGTATCGTTTGGCGACCTCGTCAAGAAATACTCTTCACCCGTTGACTCAAAGCGAGTCGAGATCGGCGCCGCTGCCGGTAACAAACTCCGTGAACTCAACACGGCCATCCAAGGTTGTCAGTGTGAACTGGCTGACTACCAAGGAAAGAAAGACAAACTCGTTGCTCTTGTCCAAGCGGTAGAGTCGACTGATTCCGAGGCCAGTCTTGTTGCCCTCGGCCAGCACCTGGGTCTGGTCAAACCCACGGAGGGATGTGACTAATGATCACTGTCAAACTCCTGGACTCGTCAGCCACTGGCGGCACTCGCAATGTCGAGGTCTCCACTGGCACGACTGTGTCCCAGCTCATCAGCGCACACACTGGTGCCAACCCTGAATCCTGCATGGTCCGTGTGAACCGTGCAACCGCAGACCTGGAGACTATCATCACCGATGGCGACCGGGTGACCGTCACGCCCACCAACATCAAGGGCGCCTGATCCCCCCTCCAGAGGGGTGGGGCTACTCATACTCCGGCCTCACCCCTCGCCCCTTGGGAGCAACCATGAACACCAAAGAACTAGCACAACACATTGTGCGGCAGTCTGACGGCACCACGTTGGACGAGATACAGTCACGCAGCAGGATGCTATCCAAGTCGCTGCGCAAAATCCGAATGCTCGAGAGACAACTCGTACAAGACGGTGACACCACGAAAATCCAACAACAATGGGTTCGCTTACGTCGCAAGGTCGACATCGCAGTGAACAAGCCATACAGCTGGTCCGCCTCTGCTGATCGGATCGAATCAGAACTGGCAGAACTTCCACTGTGTGAGACACCTGTCATGCGTGAGTATCTACCGGGCGGCAAGTGGCAAGAGGTATCCGAAACCCCCCACTACTTGCAGTGGCTACACGAATGCAAACTTCACATGCCAGATGGATCAGTCGAAGACATGGGCACATTCTTTGTTCGTGTCAGCACAGACCGCAGAGCCATGGGGTCAGGCATAATGGTCTACCCTCACAAGAACTGCTATGACTTTCACAGCAGTCACCCTCACGTGGGGTCAAGCTATCACTTGTGCACAGGCGAAGCAGATCGAATGATTGCAAGCCTACGTAAGACACACGACTGGGCTGCACTTTATGACATCGTGAGTGGCACGCTTGACACATTCAATCCTGACTCTCCCTTCTGGCGCATCGACCGCATGCACCAAGAGATGAAGCGATGCAGGAGATGTGGACACGACCCGGAACACTATCGTTCACCTGCCAGGCAGATGCACGTAGATCCTGACTACAGATCTGACGGCCCTTATCGACCTCGCTTTGTCTGCTCCGAGTGTATCGAAGCAGAACGTAGAGCCGTATTCAAAAACGCATTGAGAGATGCACAACGTGGACACCACACCGAAATAGCACGGAGACGTTATGACAACCCCTAAACTGAACTTCACCCCTGACACATGGTGTCAGTTGAACTACATGTGCAAGCGAGCCAGCACTGAGATCGGCTGCTTTGCAATCACCCATCCCGATGACCGTCTGTTTGTGACAGACCTGTGGTTCCCCAAGCAGGAATGCACCGCAGCAACAGTCGAGTTCGACGACGAGAGTATCGCCGAAGAGATCGACCGACTGTCGGACACACACCCTATGGACGAGTGCTTCCGCATCTGGATTCACACTCACCCAGGTGACAGCCCCAACCCCAGTGGCACAGACGAGGAGACCTTCTCCAAAGTCCTCGGCCACTTCGACTGGGCAGTCATGGCGATCCTTGCCAAGGGCGGCAAGTCATACGCCCGCATCAAGCATGATGCACCTGCTGGTATCACCGAGGGCAAGATCGAGTACAACATTCCCATGGGCATGTACACCGACGGCTACGAAGAGTGGGATCAGATCCTTGCAGACAAGGTATCGAAGCGCACGTTCCAAGCAACAACCAAGACGTACCAAGGGGGACATTTCTACGGAGATTGGGATCGTTACTACGACACGAAAGGGAAATTCAAATGAGTACGACTCAACGATTCAATGGCATCCTTGACCCCGACATGATGTTCGACCAGCGTGTCGTCATCGTCGGCGTGGGTGCAGTGGGCAACAACCTTGCTCGCATCATCGCAGGCATGAACCCTGGCAGCCTTGTCCTTGTCGACCCTGATGTGGTTGACGAAGAGAACGTGGGTCCTCAGATGTACCACCCACGTAGCATCGATGAACCCAAAGTCGCTGCATGTGCAGACAGCCTGGTCATGGACAACGCAGTGCCTCTGCCCAACAGAGCCCCCAGCCCTGCAGTCAACAAGTATCTTGACATGGCAACGTGTGTCTTCCTCTGTGTCGACAGCATGGAAGCACGGGGTGAGATCATGGACTACCTCACACGTGAGGGACAGCAGCCTGCCAACTGCAAGGTGATCGACACACGCATGGGTGCGGAGACGTACCAGGTGTGGGATGCAACCACATCGGAGTGGACAGAGAACTGGTTCACCGATGCGGAGTCACTGCTTGAGGTGTGCAATGCACGCAGCACACCGTGGTGTGCAACCATGTGTGCATCACACGCTGCCTTCTACTGGTCACAGCTCCTCCGTGATGAGGAGATGCCAACGCACATCATCCACGATCTGCGAACCAACGAGGTGGTGCCAGTTGGGTGACGGAGCACTACCATCCCAGTTCTCTTGTGAAGAACAAGAAGAAACAAGACTGGGCAAATTTATCATGAAACACGGAGTGGTTCTCACGGCAATCATCTGCCCGAGGTTCCAACACAGACAGGACTTCAAAGAGTTCATTCCGTATGACGCTTGTCTTACATTCCCTGGGCTCGGCCTCATCAACAGATGGGTTATGTTTAACGATGAACCAGTACTACCCTCGATGGGCCGAGCCCCAGGTGTAAGCGCGTATGACTTTCTCGATGACACCCTGCGTGAGTTTGCACTGCTGGAGGAGGCACGCATGTTCTCCTCTGGCAGAGACGACGGGTTCAAGTACTGGTGTCATGACTCCAACATGGACGAGCGACTCATGTCTTCTTACTGTTTGTTTGACGACATCCGACAAGCCCATGACAAAGCGAGAGTCATACTGCCCAGTGCAGTGTGGACAGAAATGGTAGAGGCAAGGGTTGACGACGACGCTGACAGTACTAAGTGATCACCGTGATTGCACTGAATGCGAGCTGCATATGCAGGCCCCTGGTGTGCCAAAGTCTATTGGCATCGGGGCGCGTCGGCTCGGTCTCGAGCCGCCTGCTCCCGCTGTTGTATACATCGGCAGGAACCCTGGCTACAACGAGGATGATCAAGGTCACCCCTTTGTAGGTAAGTCAGGCAAACTCCTGCATGCTGTGTACATAGACGGCATCAACCTGCGTGAACGCGCAACTATCTACCTCATGAATGGTGTGCGTTGCTACACAATCAAGGACGAACCTCCCAAGGCACGCCACTGGAAAGCATGCATGCCCTACTCTATCCAAGAACTCGAACAGATAAAGGAACAACATGACAGAGTTGGAGTTGTATTACTGGGTGGGGATTGTACTTCTCATGGGTATCGTCATATGCTCGGAGTTAAAGGAATGAATCTGACCAAGGGCATCAATAACAATGGAGATACCCACAATGATGTGACAGTCTTTTCAACCTACCACCCTTCTGCGGTACTGCGTGATCCAAACTACATCAACGCAGTCCACGACCACAATGGCTTGATCTCCGCATGGCTCGACGGAGTAATGGCAGTACCATCAGAGCCAAACATAATTCAACCGAGGATACCCCATGTCTGATTTGAAAAAGAAATACGAGGTTATGGACTACCTCAAACGTAACAAGTCCAAGTTCTCTCACGCTTCTATCCGCGTTGTATGCGAAGAAGTGAACACCATGTTCGATGTCCTGTACAGCCAGTACGTAATGCGTAAGATGATGGAAGCTGCAGGCGTTGCACTCAGACGGAACTCAATGAAGAAGGTGTCTATCTCTGAGATGGCCGAGGCTGTGAACTCTATCAAGATCGACCCTCCGTCCAACAAAGATCTCAAAGATCAACTCGATCACATGGAGAAGAAGCTTGACTTTGTCTGCGACTTTATCCAATATGCAAAGACCGGTGAAGTACCCCAGTGACTGACTCAACCACCATATCCTTGGACATCGAGACGTACGGTGCTTGCACCGTGAACGCTGAAGGCACGCCGCTCCCTGTGCAGACAGTGTTCCATCCTCGCCGGTCTCTGCTGACGGATGGCGTCTCGTCCAAGGATCTGGTGTTGACAGTCTCGATCACTATGGTGTCCCCTCATAAGGCGGCGGGTGACTGGAATCTGCAAGCTCTTGCAGATGCACAAGCCGGGGACACCATGGTTTTTGAACTGCACCGCAGCGAACACCGTCACCGCCTCAGGCAGTGGCTGTTCCATGTGGACACCATCATTGGTATGAACCTGCAGTTCGACATCCAATACCTACGTGCTCTCAATGATTTCAAGTTCGCACTCAACGGTCGCCACCAACTCATCGACCTGTCTGTGCTGAACTATCTGCATGACGAGACACGACCCGAGCGATCGCTCAAGTCACTCGGACCTATCCTCCGCACTCACTCGTACGAGGCGGAGCAGACTCTTAAACACACACGCTTTGGATCTCCCTCGGATCCCAAGCTTCTCCACTACAATGCGCAAGACACGCACAACACCTTGCTCGCCTGCCAAGAACTGGCACGTCGTATACAACGGGACTTCGGAACCACCACCAAAGCTTCCGCCGACTGCCTTCGGTTTTATTCTGACACCATCTGGTCTTGCATCAGGATGTCAGAGTCGGGCATCCCCATGGATAGAAATGCCATCCAATCCCTAGAGTCGAACCTCATGGCTAACGCCTCCGAGGCAGTTCATAAGGCAAGAGATCGCGGACTAATCCTCGAAGGGGAGGGCTCGGGCAAGAGCAAGGAAGAGTTCATGTCTGCCGTAGTGGGGGAGCTTGGGATTCAAGATGATCCAAGGCTACAACTAACACCCAAGCAGGGGCTGATCAGCTTCTGTGAAGAGAACAGGAAATTACTATGCTCGATGCTACCCCTGGATTCACCCCATCAGGAGATCCTTGCCCATGCTGCAACCCACAGCAAAGCCCAGAAGTTAGTGGGCAGTTACTGTTTCCCTTTGCTGAGGCATCGGAGGAATTTCCCCACACAGATGGGTTCAGTCCTGCTGAGATCGCAGTGTTCAACGCCCACATGCGCACAATCGACCTCGGATTTGACCTATCCAACATGGTTCGTGACCCCGAGTCCGGCGAAGGACGGCCAGGGTGACGCCGGTGGTACGAAGCAGGGCCGCATTACATGCAAAGGACCGAGTGCTCAGACGTTCCCTCGACCCATCAAGGCGTGTATCCAAAGCCGTTGGTGGGAGCATGGGGCGATCGTATCATTCGACCTCAGCCAGATTGAGCTGCGCGTTGCGGCACTACTCTCAGGCGACACGTCCCTATCCGCTGCATACAACGACAGCTTAGACTTGCACACCGATCGTGCAGTGTCTATCTTTGGCACCGCAGCATTGGAAGCCAAGTACGGCATGCTGTTTCATGACAACCCCGACTTCAAAGGACACGAAAGACAATGCGGCAAGAGGACGAATTTCGCAGACTTGTTCAGATCTTCTGCACCCACCATGAAATCAGCGATGATGGAGGACACGGGGATCGACTTTCCGATGAGCGTCTTCGAGAAGATCGTGGCGGACAGACCGAAGATCAGACCGGGACTATGGTCATGGCAGGAAGAGATGCTAAAGCTAGCGGAGAAGCAGGGTTACGTGGAGCTGCCGATCACTGGGCAATCAAGGTACTTCGTAGGTTTCTCAAAGACCGACCGCCAGTCGGAAGCAAAGAACCAGCTCAACGAGATCATCAACTTCCCAATTCAAACGACAGCAGGTAACACACTGCTCAACATCCAGCATGAACTTCACCGGTCTCTCCCTGAACTCAACAGCCGGGAGCCCTGGGCATACATGTTCCTAAATATTTACGACGCGGTATACTTCGACTGCAAGTTAGACCGTGTCTCAGAGCTCGAGCAGTTGATTGATAATGCAGTACGTGAAGTTGTTGAACGTGGGTATTGGGCAAGACTGCAAGAACTCTACGGTCGTGAAATACCAGTGGAGTTTGATGTAGATGTATGCCAAGGATCCGAGCGTGGTGCAACGCCAACAAGTAATGACGAACCTTCTAGTGGACCATGGACTGTCGATAGCGGAAGTGGCCACCCGAGTGGGCCTTTCGAAGAAGCGAGTCTATTCGTTCGCAAGGTCCAGGAGTCTTCCATACAATCGACCTGTGAAGCAGGGGGGCCGTAAGGAAGCACAGATCCTCCGTATGTTGGCACTCGGCCACGTAGTTGAGGATATCGGCACGGCTTTTGATATGGCCGTACCCGCAGTTGAGAATGTGATACGCTCTGCACGTGCAGCGCAAGTATGTGATAGTGCAGGACACACGCGAGAAGCTACCCCTTCTGTTCCCCAAGCGACTGGTGATGCTAGATGACACGCGACCAGCCCCCGAAAAGAAGTCGGTCACTGTCGAAGTACACACGGTCAGGCAAAAGCTACAGACTGGGGACTACATTCTCTCTGGGGCCGAATCAACGTGCATCATTGAAAGGAAAGGGTCGCTACTTGAGATCTCAAAAAACTGTCTCCACGGAGGCGACAGGAAAAGATTTGTACGCGAACTTGTTCGCCTCAGGGAAGAGACGTCACATCCCGTGCTGGTCCTTGAAGGCTCGCCTGCACAACTATTGGATCAAGCTGAAGGGTCTCTTGCGGTTGACGCGTTGATCCGACTATTACAGGAGTACGGTTGCGAGCTATTGCTGCTGCCGTCAGGTATTGCGAAACATCGGCGTGCCCTGGGTGAATGGGTAGCTCGCCTACTAATTAATAGGACTCTCCATGACTGATACCAAACCAGTATACCGAAGCCACATGGTGGGCAATCGGTTTCCTCAGTTCTCCGGCACCGGAGGATCTGTAGGCTCAGCCCCGTTTGTGATGAACACCGACATCAGCACTGTCACCGCAGATGATGAGTCAGAACTTCGAGACCCCTGGTCTATCTCATCAGGCGGAGTCAGTGATGCTGGCGTGGCCAACATCGTACCTATCTCTATCCCGCCAGAGTACAACCGGCTGGAGATCTGGGTGGCTGCACAGGCAGACTTGGATAGCAACACGCCTCCAGTCTTGAGCTTGTATGGCAGAACTCATGTACCTGCAGGCGCTCTGGATGGCATGCCTCATGCCTATGACGGAACCAACTACCCTCTGATTACTGAGTGGTGGACTCCTCTTACCTTTGTTGATCGTGCAGTAGACCGGCTCGGAACCACTGGCGCAATGGACGAGGTGGGTGCGGGTATTCCTATTGCTGCTGTGGGTAACAACGCAGGCGAGGCCAACTCAACTGGTTCGTACAACATGCAGGCTGTGGAGTTCAAGCTGAACTACCGACCAGTTCCCATGCTGGCCAACACCGCCTCCGAGTTTGTGTCTCAGTTCGGCACCGACTTCTTCTGCAGCCCAAGCACCAGCGTGTTCCTGGACGGATGCGACCAGGTGCTGGCAGTTGTTAAGACTGCAGGCACGGGCGGCATGCTAATGGGTAGGTTGCACGGATGAAGTACAGCGACAAGAAAAAGAAAGCAGTCAAGGCAGTTTCCAAGGGAAGAACAAAGAGATCTTCTCGTCCACGCAAAATGAAAAAGGCAGTCAAAGGAGGTTGACATGAAGAAGAAGAAAGCAAAAAAAGTAGCCGCTCGTCGTGGTAGAGCAGCAAAGCCTTCACGTGGACGAGCAGCTAAGCGAGGCATTGTCGTCAACCTTGGCGGTGGTGGTGGCGGTGGCCGTGGCGGAAAGCCATGACATTCGAAGACGCACTGCCCGTATTGAATGTGATAGTTCTGGTGGCCGGTGCCGTCTGGTCTGTTGCTAAGATCACTGCTGCGGTGACCACACTGACAGCATCTGTCAATCGGCTTGAGCAATCAGTCGACAAGATGGAGCGACGTCTATGCGATCACGAGACGCGCTTGTCGCACTTGGAAGCCTCGCGCTCCTGAGTTGTGCCACAAGGATTGCTAGCGTAGGAGATAGACCCGCCCTACCTCCAGGGTGGGTTCCTCCATTGGAGGGTCCTCAGGACCCGGCACTCAGCCCCCTAACTTGGGTGGGGGGCGTGTCGATACTGGGCGGAATTATTCTCATGACTGTGACCCGCTTCCTGGGATTACCGGTACGAGGAGCGATCCCGCTGCTCGCGGGGATCGCTCTCGTGGTGGGAGCTTGGGCATTACAAATGTATGCCGACATTGCTATATTGCCGATTGCCATCACCAGCGGGGTGGTGGGATCCCTGGCTGTGATAGCCAGCGCACGAAAACTATTCAAGGAACAACAATGGACTCTATTCAAGACACCTTCAACGCCTTCTTCGCCAGCACCGGAGCGTGGTTCTTCTTCTACGTACTCGGTGCTCTCACTGGATCGACCGTCGCAGGATGGCTCAAAGCGGTAGTCGGCAAGCTGAAGGCCTAACATGCCCCCGAATGTGCAGGAGATAAAACCCCCCGAAGGGTGGGGCGAGGATGCCGCACGCTGGTTGGAAGCGCACGGCATGGTGGCAGAGGTTCCAACAATTCGCTCATCGGACTACGAGTCTTGCTTGGGCAATCCGTTTGGTTACTACCTGACGCGGCGCCTTGGACTGTCGGATGCACTCCGGTGGTCTGAGGCGCTGTCACGTGGGTCGTGGTTCCACAAGCGGTTCGAGTACTGGGACATTCCAGAAGAACAATCGAAGCCCATACTTGACGCAGCTATTGACTCGCGTAAGGAAGAACTCTCTGCCATGTGTGGTGAGTTGGGCATCCAGTCCGACGAACGTAAGAACATACTCGAACGTGAGGAGAAAGACTTCAAGGTAACAGAGGCGTGGTTCGAAGCCATCAAGGGTGAGCCCTTGCAGTGGATGAGCCAACCACACTTCCGCTGCCTAGGCCAAGAGATCACAGGTATTTACAAGCATGACCGCTTCAAGGGATCCCCCTTGGTAGCACAGTTCGACAGCTTGTTGTACCACCGTGAGCAGAACACCTTGTGGGTGGTTGACCTCAAGACCTGTGCGGAGTCCCCCACTGACAGGCTGCAGACGGTAGGCATCGAGTTCCAAACTCAGCACTACATGCACGTGGCCAACTACCTGTTGCAGGACGGTGTGCTTCAGAAGAAGTACGACCTACCGGAGGACTGCAGCTTGGGTGGCATGGCGCACATCGCTGTGCAAAAGCCCACGATCAACTTTGGTCTCAACGATCGTGACTTCCTTGAGGAAGAACACACGCTCAAATCTGGGCCCCGCAAGGGACAGATAGAGATCCGTCGCAAGTACCTGGGGGAACCCAGGTTCGAGAACTACGTAGCCCGATGCAAGCGTTGGTACGCAGGCGAGGGCGAGTACGAGAACAAGAAGGTTGATCGGGAGGAGAATCCCCCCGTCAATATTTCTTACACATACGGGAAGAATCTGCTTGACCCACACTTCGAGGCTGAGTACCTTGAGCGGGTCGCGCTGATCCATTCCTTGGCAACGCGTAGGGCATGGCCTGATCAGTTTCTCAAGAGTGCGAACGCCATTCGTTCTCATGGGAAGATCAGCCGGTTCGCACCGCTCTACCTTTGCCACCCAAAGGACTGGCCCACCATTGTCCAGGAGCTCAAACTGATTACCCTCCGACGGGATGAGCAAACACCCCTGGATAACACTGGACTGCATACTTAACCTCCACCAATGCAGTCTACCTTTCGCCGCACGCTCTCGCTTCGGGAGCGTGCGGTCTTCTCCCCTATGGGACAACAACACTAATACTACAAATGGAAACACAAATGCCAACAAGAACAAACCCTTACGAATGGATCGAGGCAGAGATGCTAGCTCGAATCATTGGACCCAAAATTCAGGAAACCATCCGACGACGTGAGCCAAGCTCTGTTGCTGAAATGATTCGGCATATGGAGACTGACTACGGCATGGGCGGTGTCACTGGTGCACGCATGAAAGAGTGGCTCGACAAGTTGGGCTACGAAGTCAAGCAGCGTGTGGTGTTCGAGATCCCAGGCTCTGCAGCCGACGATCTGGTTCCACCACAACAAGACCATGAAGGCGGGTCCTTCAAGATCATCGAAGAAAACAATACCACTTACAACTACGCAAGCCGCCCCGTTCCTAACGTCGGCGGAATAGAAGGGACTCTATGACACAAGTAGATCTACAACATGGGAACACCGCAGCACAGCGGTTCTCCCGACTAGGCGTGCAGAAGTCACGCATGATTACAGGCCCACGATCCATGTTTGCCATGGTCAGTGGACCCCCAGCCAGCGGCAAGACCAACTTCTTCATGGGTTGCGATGGCGCGTACATCATCAACCTCGATCAGGCATCTATGCCCGCTCGGGATCTGGACGACATCAAGTCAGGCGTATGGCCTGGCGTTGACGATGACGGTCAGTGCGTTGATGTGGACGGCAGCACCTTTACCCTCACGTGGGAGAAGATCCAAGAGAAGGTAGAAGTTCTCAAAGAGCTGGCTAAGAACAAAGAACCACGACCAGACATGGTTGTATTCGATACCCTCAGTGGCTTGCTCAACATTGCTACTGAGTACATCACCCGCAAGTCGGGTAAGAAGGACTTCAAGGAATTGGATGGCCGTCGTGCATACGACGATCTCTACTCCTTGATCCTGAACACTTGTCAAGACCTACGTCGTCACGGCTATGGGGTCTGGCTCATCTGTCACATCGTCAACAAAACGGTGCAGATTGGTGAGGACAGGTACGAGGAGCGACCACGGCTCACCATCACTGGTGGGTTCTGGCAGCGACTCTTCTGGCAGTTGGAACTGTCGGCGGTGATCACCGCAGAGTGGGACGTCGAGACCATCGAGCGGGAGATCAAGACCGGACGAAAGGATGCCCAAGGTAATGAGATCATCCGCAAACGTCCTGAGACTCAGAAGGTGAAGAAACACCACTTCACCATCAATCACCAAGATTACCTCGGCATTACCAAGGGGAAGATTGACTTCTCCGACCTGCGTTTGACACGTGAGTCAGCGTGGGCACAGTTTGAATCAGCGTATACAGGAAACACATCTAATGATGAACAATGAAACTAAGAATGCATTTGCAAACATGCAGAACACTTTCGCCTCCGCAACTGCAGAGTCAGGCGGTGGCACCCCGTGGCCCAAAGCAGGTGACCATCAGTGCTACCTGATTGGTATCCACACCGACACTGGTGAGTTCCGTCAGTCCGATGGACAGATGTTCCCATCAGCCACCATCCAGTTCGAGTACGAACTGTGTGATGACCCAGACCGTCCCAGCCCATTGCAGTGGCGTGGTGCAGTCTTCAACCTCCCAACCAACCCAGCACAGCTCGTGCTCGACGGCTCTAAGAAGCGTGCCGAGATCGAGATGAACCGGTTGAAGGGACACCTCACTGTCCTTTTGGGCAGCGAACCAACCAACATGGTCGGTGCACTGGAGCAGGTATCTGCTATGATCCAGTCCGACCAGGCAGTTGTGTGCAACGTCCGGTGCAACTACCGCGAAGTCGGTGACCGCACCTACAAGACCGAGTACATCCGAGAGCTCCTCTCTGGCGCTGCCTCCTGATACTCCCCCACTGCAGCCCTGTCCTCCCCTTCCCGGGGAGGCGGGGCCTTCAGGAGACAACCATGCCTATCTACAAAGTGACAAGAAGCGATGCCGTCATCCAGTACAGAACCTGGGAAGTGGAGGCTCGTGACGAAGAACAAGCTCAAGACATTGCTGAGATGGAAGAGAATGATCCATTCCACATGCGTCTTGAGTACGTAGAACATGCCCCTCAGTGGCAGATCCAAGACATCACATCAGGATTACAAGATGACCCACCGGGGCAAGAGTGAATACAACTACGGCCCCCGTGGGGGGATGTACAAGAACAGCCGGTGGACTGAAGAAGTCCTGGGCGAAGTGGTAACAATCAAATGTCCGGACTGCGGAGAAGAAGATCCAGACCACCTAGGCGAGACATTCAAGGGTAACTACGGACGCGTCCATTACCGCTGCAAACATTGTCAGTATGTCTGGTCAGAGAAGATTGTATAATCCGTGAGTGGGATCCGACCATAACAATACGCACCGCAGCACAGAAGATGACCCTCTTCCCGGGGGTCATTTTCTATTTGAGGGACAGGTAGATGCACTCGTCAGATACTCCGACGACACCGGCAGATTGGCCGGGCGCAGCATTTTGGTAGATCCCATCAAAGAACTAACCGTGCCCGACCACGCAGTAGTGGGGGAGAATCAGTTTCGCCTGAGCTCTTGCGTACTGGTAGGGCGCTGGTCAGAGAACTGGCTGCTCTTCTGCTGGGGCACCAACGACGCAACGCGCGCAGAGCACGAGAGACTGATAGAGCGAACAGAAGGCAGCACCAACCACCTAAGGTGGATCTCGAGCACCCGGGTTGTAATGTACTGGAACGGCAAAGGCAAGGCCACCAGGTCCAGCATACGTCTGAACAAGGAAACGATGGAAGACCTAGATAGGGCAGACACCCGCTTCATTGGAGCCCTGATGCCTAAGAGACACGCTTGTGCATACAGGGTTCAGGGAACTCTGGCTCATCTTTGGGTGCATCTTTGATCCAGTTGTTCAGCTTTGGTCGAATTGACTCATTGATAATCTGACCTACTCTTGACGTGCTGATACCTAGACGCGTAGCAATATCGGCACGTGTCCTGTTCTCCATCAACATCGACACAATTCGCCGCTCCCTCACCGTCAGATCTATCTCGCTGAAGTCTACGTCACGGGCTGTTTCTATGCCTGGAGTGATGGACTCCAGACACTCGACCGAGGGGGCACGCTGAACCCAAGTGCGCCTGCGTCCGCCATTCTCTTTGGGTACCCAGTGGATCGTACGTCCCAAGTATCTCTGGTACGTGTACGAAAGATCTGTCCTGAGACAGGAACCTAGAAAGACAGTGGGTGTCCCTTTCTTCTTGTCGTACTTTTCTCTGAGCAGAAAGTCGGCACGCAAGAAAGCCTCTGACAAAGTGTCTTCAAAAGTCCACTGCTCGAACCATTTGTTACGCACCGCACGCTGTGTCCAGCGGACGAGGAACCCCATATGTTCCTCAGCTGGGCTCACTCTTCCTCTTCATCCTCGTCTTCATCATCACCCTCCACTAGGGTGTGCTCTGACTCCCAGATGATGTCGTTCTTGATCTCTTCTAATACACCGATCACGGCATGTTTGCCGAGGTCCCACTCGCTAGCCCAGTTCTGGCAGATGGTTAGTAGTTGTCGATACAGAACTTCGGCGGGGGGTCTCATAGCATTCTCTCCAATCGGGCTGACCAGTTACGTGTACGCATACGGTCGGGTCGATCAGTGAGACACTCAATGATGCCAACAGCACTCCCCCACTGGGAGGTGTCCTTGCGCTGCATGTAGTCTGGCTTCATGGGTCCGCAGGTACCGACGTTCATGTACCACCAGGGAAGAGGCACTTTGCGGGTACGCATGCACTGAGTTGGGTCTACGGGGCGGTGGGTATGACCACGAACGAACAGGCGCCACGGGTCACAGCCAGTAAAGTTGTTGAACTGAAGAGCTTCTGTCTCATCGCTGGTAGCACCAGCATCAAAGCCGTGGTAGAATACGCACTGACCTACCTTGTAGCAGCCACGTTCGGACTTCTCATAGGGTAGCCATTGCCAGTTGGAGAACTCACTATGGTGCAGGTGCGGATTGATCAGCTCACGGAGAGCCCTTGGGATACGACGGGGGTCGGCGACTCTGAGGTTGTCGTCATGGTTACCCATGGTGATAACTCTCTTGCACTCTGTCGGAAGGATCTTTCTGATTTCACACAAGAGGGAGCCCGCTTGGTCGTACTCCTCCCGAAGAGTATGCGTGTGCTCGTTGGGGTGCACGCTGGCAGCGCTGGCATCGAAGAGGTCACCGAGGTGGATGAAGTGGGTGACATCCTTCGCCTCTCTCTCCAGAACACCCAAGAGCCAACTAATAGTTGACTCCGGGGTGAACGGAGCATGTGTGCATGAGATTGTTAGAATCTTTGCACGCGTCATTACTTAGCGACTGCGTTTGCCTTGGGTCTTTTTCTTCCCATTGGTCTTTTTCTTCATACCCTTTTTCTTTTTACCTTGGGTCTTCTTCTTTCCTGGCATTTTGTAAACTCCTTCGGGACTCGACATAGTCCCTAAAATCTTGACTGGTCTTGTCGTAGTAACCAGCCTTCTCGAGAAGGTAAGACAAACGATTTGTCTCACTCAAAGATTGAATCATTACAAGGCCGTAGGCTTCGTCAGTGACGGCCCCCCATGTTTCAGGATCCAGTGTTTCGTCATCGGGGTCATCATCCCCTGGCATCATTACCACCCCCCATACATCCCATGACTTCCAGTAGTTGTTGAGAGTCTCTATTGACTGTTCAAGGTCGGGGTAGTCTGGGTCGTATGCAAGCACATAGATGTCCTTGTCTTTATCCTCTTGGAACCTACCGTACATACGCATCGGCTCTTCATCGCATACCTGGATGAGAGCTTTGTCCATGTCCAAAGTTTTCTTGGCAAAGGGGCAGGGCTTGTTGCCGCTGTAGTGATCGCTCGGAACGTTGAGGTAATTCACCGTCCAGTTGTGAATCTCTTTCTCGAAGTCGCTCTGGCTAATCATCGCTGTCTCCTTGGCGTGAGAGCCCAAAGAGGCAAGAACCATAGAGGGGTCGCTTCTGGCACCGCAGCGGCTTGTGGCTCAAGGAAGAGGCTCATATCAGGAGCAGAGTAACTCGGCAGATACGAGCCAGCCACGTGCCAAGTCTCTGGATTTAGTTGTGGGGTGTAAGGCTCATACTCAGCAACGTCAGGAACGTCAGGAACGTCAGCCACGGTAGTCACCTTCTCCACCGTGTCGAAGACAGCCATGGCTTTGTCAAGAGTCTCTTTGGCTACAAGTGTGCTGACCACCGTCAATGCGATAGTCAAGCGTTGTGACTGTTTGTCGAGACGCTTTCGTTCCGTCTCGCAGTTAGCCCTCGCCTGGTTCTCTGCCTTTTCTCGTGCTGCACACTTCTCACATGTCACAGTCGCCCCACTCAGACAGCACCTTGACAATGGCGTTGAAGCCATTGTTTGTCTGGGGGTGATACTTATATGAAGACACGTCCCCCAGGACTTGCAGTAAATCTTGGAACCCCACTATGCCGTCCTCGTTCAGGTCTGACGGGCAAGAGTTGTCCGCTTGGTAGTTGACTTGGTATGGCGACGGCTCACAGGGGTGGTCGTTGCCGCAAGCAAACCGCACAACACCAGAAGACGCGAAGGAATCGGGACCAGTGAACCTAGCGATGTGAAACGAACCAGGCCACTTCTCGCTACCCCAGTCTACGTCAGCGTTCCATCGGATCAGATCACCGTAGTCATTCTGAGATGGAGCAGAGCAGCACCTCTCGGATGGAATCACACCCACAGGGAAGGGCTCCCAGTACTTGATAACCCTGTTTAGTGTTGGGTGGGGGGTAATAAGATCCTTGTGCTGCTGCTGCACCAGCGGGTACTTGTATTGCTGCGAGTTGCCGTACTTCTTGCCGAGTGGTCCATGCAGAATCCATGAGTCACACCATGCATAGTCAAGGTCAACTATGTCAGCCGTCCGTGGGCAGCATCCTTGTGGTCCCTCAAAGATCCAGTTGATCGGGGTGAAGTTCATACCCAAATACATCCACCGCTGGTACGGGTTGGCTTGGATGCAGTCCCAATACTCGCCTGCCTCTGGACAAAGAATCCCGGTATCTATCTCCCAGTATTCGATGCACTCTTGGCAGTTCTCCAGCCAAGGGTATAGGTGGTCAGGTCTGTGGTTCTTGAAGATATCACCCACGATTGCCCACTGAAACGCTCTAGCCGGTGACTCGTTGCCCCGGGTACAGCCAATCATGTACGGACGTCGCGGGTCGCCATTAGGGTATGAGAAGTCTGGGTCAAAACCGGTTTGGATATAGACATCAAACGTCCGACCGAAAGGGGTCAGACGTCCGAGATCATCAATCCACATGGCTACTGCGTCGGGGTCAGCTGGTGGCCCCCCCACTAGCAGCGATAGTAATAGGGTTAGCATTTCCATCTCCGTCGTGCAGCGCAGATACGCTTCTTTGGGGTCTTAGAGCAGTTCACTCCGTGCATCTTCATCTGCCCCTTAGAGCGAGCGCAGTACGAGGTTCGTCGTTTGCCTCCGCCTGGCTGGGGAGCTTTGAGCTTGCTGCCAGTTGCACGGTTGTACTTGGCTCGGCCTTTGGCAGTAAGACCTGCACCCTGAGATGCAGGCTTCTTCTCGCCGCGACCGACTGAGAGTGATACGTTTTTGCGCTTCTTCTTCTTGGCCATTACTTCTTCTTCCTGGTTTTCTTCTTCCAAGAGATACGAGCAGGACCTGTCTTCCGTTTGGCAGCGGAGTTGCACTGAGCCTTAGTAGGACGACAAGCAGGATAAGGACGATTCTTATCCTTCTTGCCGCTCCTTCCGCAAGGCTTGCCGGTCTTGCAGTCGATCCAGCCTTTGCCTTTGTTCTGACTGAACCACTTGCGTAGACCACCGGACGTAGCGGACTTCTTCTTAGCCACGCTTCATGATCTTGTCTTGCAAGAATTTAGGCAGTGTCTTCTGCTTTGCCGTCAGCCTCTTGCCGTTCTTGGCTGCGGGCTTCTTGGCTCCGGCCTTGGCTTTCTTGATGCCCTTCTTTAGGCCGTTCTTTGCTTTACCGTTTGGTCGCATTGCCATTACTTTTTCCTTTTGCTTTTGTTGCCATAGTTAGCAGCGCCTTTCTTACGGCACTGCACGATTCGACCAGATGCATACGCCGAAGGGAACACCTTGGCGGTTGCCTTTACCTTGTGGTAGCAGGCATCTTTCTTACCTTTTTTCTTAGCGGGCACGTCGTCGTCCTTTCTTCGCAGGTTTCTTTTTGGGGACGGCAGTTTTTTTCATCTTACCGCATCCGCAATCATGTCCTTTTTTGTGCATATTGGTAAAGTCGGATCAGAAGCCTTGGAATCTCTCGAACACCTCGGGCTGCAGGAGCTCACGCTGCCTCTCTGTCTCTTGAATGGACCGTTTGATCTCTTGGAGAACTTCTGGAGACAAAGAGACGGGTACTTGAGTGGGGGTAACTGCCTGCCTCTGTGAGGTGGTGGGCATATTCAACAACACTTCCTGTGGAGTCTGCACCCGTTCTGGTCTTGATGCTGCTTCTTGCTGGAAGTAAGACCGGATCTCGGGAGGCATACGGTCCATCATGCGTAGGGAGCGCGGAGTCTCCATGCCCTTTACCGCAGCCTTGATCTGCTGGGTGGTGACAGGCAAACGGAACCCATACTTGCGTTGGAACTCTGCGTTGATCCTCTCTCCCTCAGCCACATCCCCCTTCCGCACGACAGCGTCGATCCATCTACGCCGTTGCTGGTTGATCTGATCTCTCTGGCGCACCATGTAGCCGTCGATGTCACGGCTGTACTGAGGCAGAGAAAGGTTTGCACCTAGACCTCTGAGAATTAGAGATGACGGGCTTTGGTAGTCGACCAGTGTGCCGTCGGACTTCTTGATGGGAATCAAACCATCAGGGGTCATGTTCTCGTAGTCCCCGTAGAACTTCTGAGCGGGGGATGCAATGCTCGTAAGGAAGTTGCTCTTGGCATCAGGGGCTACCTGCAGTGCACGCTGGAGTGCAATACCACCAGGAACGGATCTTGCCATGGCGTCACCGATTAGCTGGACATCTCCCCTCATCACACCCTCAAAGGCAGATGCAGAAATGCCTATGACTGGAGGCACCACAAATGGGAACTCACCTCGGGCTAGTTTCTCAGGGTTGGCAAATGCTTTGTAAGACTCAATCGCTCCACCTCGAGACAGGTCTGCACCGATGAGTCCCTTTGCCCCTTCGTAAATCAGAGCACTTACACCGATCATGCGGAGCGGGTCAGCCAGTCGGAAGGGAACTTCTAGGTCGGTGCCTCGAATGAACCGTTGTCCTCCTTGAACCATGCCTCCACCGATAAACGATGAGGTCAAAGTACGCAGACCAAACGACTGGAACTGTCGAAGCAAGGGGTCAGACAGGGGTCCACGCATGAACATCATAGGAGTACCCAAGATGTCAGCACCAAACTGGAACTGCTGCACGGCCTTGGTTGCGTCGTACTTAAACGCTTCTTCTGTCACAGAGTTACCAAACACCGTCTTGCCATCTGGTCCCTTGTTGGCCAGCCCACGAGCCAGATAGTTGTGCTTCATGGCATGCACCGTAGTCAGACGGTTCATCCATTCAGTCTTTTCAAATCCTTTGAGGCTGAAGTCCACAACCTTGTTGACGTCGAAGTTGGCACCCCGTGCGATGCGCTGTGCGTCCATCAGTCGGTCGATATCAGAGATAACGTCGCCCATAATCCCTGCTTCTTCAGGGAACTCAAGGACCTCTTCCAGAATCTCGCGTCGTTGCTCTGGAGTAATTCTTACGCCGAAGTCCATACGACGTCGTGCGTACCGGGTAAGGTCGTCTGCTGCGTTTGCCATCCCCTTGACGGTGGCTTCCATACCCACAATCGTTTGCAGGTGCAAAAAGGGCTGCTGAAGGTTCAGCAAAATAGAACCAAAGTTCATACCGAGGTGGGATGCATACAGGTAACTGGCTGCGTTGTTCCGCACAGGGTCGATCAGCTCTGCTGCGTCTCGGCTAGCAAAGTACTTGATCTGCTTCATCGCCTCCTTCATGGTGGGGCTGGCGTCAGATAGTTTTTGAGCAAGAATACTGTTGGCGAACTTCTCCCCCACTGCCTGTGCTTGGCGTGTAGCGAACGTCACAAGGCTGGCTTGGTCAGTACGCATACCCAGTGCGGCAGGAATGATTGTCTCTCGGAACAACTCGTAGGCTTTCTCGCCCCGCAGCTTGGACAGTTCTGGTGCTACCTGCGCAGTGTCGGAGGCTACGGTACGCAGCTGGTTACCTACCTGCTCAAGAAGGTCAGCACGTGTCCATCCCCCTGGGGGTGCAACACTGTCTTCAAACACTTGCATCAGACGAGGTGCTTCTGCGCCTTTCTTGTACGCTCGTGCTCGCACTTGCGTCACGCTTTCGCCAAACCTCTCTGCTCCCTCAGGGGTAAGCAGGGACTCTCTTTGTGCAAGCCGCTCAAGGTCGGTGATCTCGTCGATGTAGAGGGCGTGGTCTCTTGCTGTCTGCAGATGGTAGGTTTCGTAGCTTCGGTTGAAGTCGATGCGCCGCATGGGCACAATACGCCCCTCTGCTTTGTTAGCATCTGCGTACCTAATCACCCTTTGACTTAGATCCTGGTGGTATTTGTACCCGCCTGCTGTTTGACCCCCCACTGCCTCTGCTGCCCGACGAGCTCGGTCTAGGTCTTCGGGCAGGTACGCGACCTCGTTGATGTTTCTACGTGCAGACCGGCCAGATGCAAACATCTGGGACATCTCGTTACGGATGTCTCGTCCGCCTTTTACGTCAAAGGTAGGGCGGTCAAGACCGGTAGCCTCCACAAACTTAAATGGTTCGTTGGGCCCCCGCTTGAACGTGTAGAAGTCCATCTGATTACGTGGAAAGTACGAGCCGCCAGCAAACAGGTCGTTGGCCATACCTCTGGTCATCAGGTCTACAAACTCATCGTCCCCAATATTCAGTGGCTTACCGGACATCAGGTTTGCCCGCATCTCTCTACTCATCAAACGATCAAAGAATCCAGGCAGCTGGACTGATTCGTCGATGTGCGGGCTCTGCAGTGCGTTCTTCAGCCGAATGACTTTGTTGGGGTCAATCAGTTCTTTGGCTGCTTCTAGTCGTTTGGCTCCATCAGCCATGCCTTCCACTGCACGGACCTGGTCTAGGCTAACTCCCTCTTTTAGATAGTTCCTAGACATGCGTAGACGGAAGCTGTCACGGTGCGCCTCTGCCAGGTCGTACAGTCCACGTTGTTTGAGTACGTTGTCCAGTCCACCTGCAGCACTGAAGTCAAAGATCTTGGACGATTTGGTCGTTTCGTCAATCGGGATGATGTCGTCAACCCCTGTCTTGACTCGGAAGATAGCACCATCAGCATCTTCTACCAGCTCTCCACCCTTCTTCTGGTAGATCTTGTGCAGTTCTTTGGCCTTCTCTAGGGCCACCTCTTCTCCATCTACGGTCGTAAACTTCTGGATGTAGTTGGTTCGAGTGATGTTCTCGACCTTGTCCATGCCTGCCAGTTTGATGTGCATGAGGTCAAGGTCTGTCTCGATCTCCTGCCGTAGTTTGATGTCTTTGATCTTGCCTGGGTTGCGGTACTGGTGAATGCTGATCCCCCGGGTCTCCAAGTAAGAGGCCAAGGAAGGATCAACAATCGCTCGAGTTTCATCCGACAGGTTGCGGATGACTCTCTGCATGTTGGTTACCGCTTCACCTCCTGCGGTGCCCATCAGCATCTCGTTGCCGTTACGTGCAAACAGAGCACTCAAGCTGTTCTTGACGTGCTGTCCAAACACACGGCCATTCGCCCGCAGCCCTGCTGGGGTGAACATAAATGCTAGGTAGACAAGAGGGTTTGTGGCTACATCGACCAGCGCAGATCCTACGCCTTTGTCTTCATAGCCCAAGTCCTTCTTCATCCTGTCTGCGTATGAGTCCCGTTGGATGGGGCTCAGGTGGTCAGGACTAAAGAAGGTATCTACGACGCTCCCGAAGGTCGCTTCGTCATCCAAGATCTGGGTGAGAGCGACCTCCGGGGCATCATAGAAATGTAGCGGGCCGAATGGGCTCGCTTGAATCTGGCTCATCGCCGCTTAGTACGAAGCCTAAGTTGCAATACACCCGAAGCACTACTAGCGGCACTGGCGCTAAGTGCGATGTATGAGTTGGCAGGAATCACGTTTTGGGTAGTGATCATCGTGAATTCCTTCTTCTCAGGAACATCTGTAGTTGCAAAGGCAAGAGCGTCTGTAAAAGCAGTACCGCTGTCCGCTGCAGTGATGCTGCCATCAGCAGCAACAGCACAGTGCTTCAGCGTAAACGTCGCATCAACATCTCCGATGTCAGCACCGATACATGCAAAGTCGACAACAGTTTCTCGCTCGCAAAAGTAGATAAAGGCATCTTCCAGCTCGGTTGAAATGTTCAACGATGCAATAACATCTTGCTGGAAATCGACTTGAACGTCGATTGGTAGTGGGTTTTCACCTGGCATTAGTTACTCCTTACGCCTGAGCAGTGTTGAATGGCATGCACAACACAGTAACGTGTGGAGCAGTCAAAGCGGTAGAAGCGGAGCTCAGGTCAAGAACCAAACGGTCACCGGCTTCGACGGTGTTGGCATCAGGAACTCCACTAGCGGTCACCAAAGTAAGCTCGACAGTGCTGTCAGCAGACACGCCGCCGTTCAGGTCAAAACTTGCAGTGGTGATGTCTTGACCTGCTCCAGAGATAGCAGTGCCAGATGGAACCTGCTTTACGTGAGCAGTGCAAGCACTATCAGCTGCGGTACCAACGCCGATCCAGGCCTTGAGAACCACCATCTTGACGGGTGCGATACCAATAACAGCATCAGCAAGTTCGGTGCCTTCGGCGAAGTAAGACATGGTAAAGGCGCCATCCGGGATGCCGTCCTTCAAAAGGTTATCGACTGATTGTCCAGCCATCGTAAACTCCTTAGATCAAATCCATTACAGAGGGTTGGGCTGGGGCGCCCGGGATAGAATTAGGACTGGTCGCCATACGGAACGCCAGATCCTCCATAAGGTCGACTCTAGGTTGCCCACCTAATACCACCGCACCTTGCGGAAGTTGTCGACCCGCCATTACTTGGTTATATGTTTGAGGGCTAGCCGCTGCCAGTCGAGCAAGCGATGCAGCCATATTGCCCTGCAGTTGTTGGTATTCCTTCTTCCTTTTGCGGGCGCGATTCATCGCCCGTACGCCACGTTCGCTCGAAGCCAGAAGCGCATAGCCCCTCAAGTTGTTGAGTCGAGCTCGTTCCTTACGGCCCAGAAAGTCTCCTCTAGTAGCACCTCCAAGATTGAACACTGACTCCACAGGGGATCTGAGGGCAGGGATTCCTGCTCCCAGCTCTATGCCTAGGACTCCTGCTATTCGGGGTACTTGAGTAAACTGACTCATTAGATCATCCCAAGTGCGCCCTGGCTAGCCATGGGTGCCATTCTACCGGCTAGAGCCGCTGATTGGGCGGCATAAGCGCCACTAGTTCCAAGAAGACTAGCCAGTTCTGCAGTCCGTGCAGGCATAGGGTCTGCCCCTACCTCTGCCAGAGCAGCAAGTGCTCGCAAGTTGTTTGCCTCTGATCGAGCCTCTGCCATGGCAAGTGCTCTTTCTTGGCGCGCAATAGAATCATTTGCCATGCCAAGACCCATATTCTGGATCTCCAGTCGGCGCTGTTCTTTAGCTGCGCTACCTTCCATGGCCAAGAACGCAGGCGTAGCCAGAATACCCAAGATACCAAGAGGACCTCCCAACTTAGCAAGTGTGGCTGCTCTTGCATTCTTACCAAGGAGGTTCTTGGCCAGCATTTGGGCTCTGTTTAGTTTAGGCCCTTTGTTTCGACCTACTTTGTCTCTCCCCCTTACGCTCCCATCCTCATCAATGATGGTGGTCGGTCGAGGGAATCGCTTAGCGTCCTCAGGGTCAAAGAAGATAGGGCCTTTGCCTTTCGGGAACTTGGTAACCGCTTCGCCTCGCACCCTTCTAGCCGTATCAAGTTTTTCCTCGAATGCGCCACGGACACGCGGGCCAGACTTGGCGGGATCCTCTATTTGCGTGGCAGGGAGACCGGTTGCCTTAGCTCGGGCCTGGCGCTCACGTGCCATTTGAGTCAAAGACTTATTGCGGTCTTTGAGTGCTCGAGCCTGGGCTGCTTTGTCAGTCTCTGCTTCTGCCATACGCACGGCGATTGCGTGCCGCTTCTCGACAGGAAGGCCTGTAAAGTCTTTGCCTCCAACCTTTGAGCCAGGTGTGCTGAGCTGTTCATAGTACTTGTTGACCCTCTTAGCAAAGGCCGCGTCCTTTGAACTAATGTTCTGAACATCCTCAAAACCAGGGAGGTTACGGAACACCGCATCATCAGTCTGTACAAACCCCAGGCTGCTGCGTAGGGGAGTGTCAGCAAAACCGGCTGACCGTCCCACAGATGCACGAGGATCAACATCACCAACGCGAAGACCTTCTGCTCTTTGTCGTGCAGTCAACGGCCTGCCTACACCAACCCGAGGAGTTTCCGCAGTGGATATGGTCCTATCAGTTTGGAAAGCTCTGTTACCGCCAGCACCCTCAACAGGAAGCGCACCAACAAAGCCCAGTGCTCGGCCCCCACGCTGCAGTGGGGGAGCTTTAGCAGCCAACTCTGCAGTTTCTTCTGCGACTGCTGCCTCCAGCAGCGGAAGACCAGAGCCCCGCATCTGACCTGCAGTCATGATTCGAGCAGGACCCCCTCTTTTCATTCGAATAGGCTGGTCTGCAACAGGTCCTACGCCTGCCCTTTCGCCTGCCCGCATAGACATAATGTCATTGACGAGCTCTCGGTTCGACGCACGCATCACCTGGTTACGTCGAAGTTGTTCTCCTCGAGCTCTTGGGGTGGCTTCTCCTGCTCGAGGCGTACCCTTTAGTCTATTTTGTCCCTTAGTTGTTTCTATGCCTCTATCGGGATCTCGGTCCACCAAGTTGTTGAGGTGCAAGCCGATTGCTTTGTTCTTTTTGGTCAGCTGCTCGGCGGTGTCCTCTGGCATACCAAAGGCTCTGGCCAGCTTCTTCACGGACCGGTCAGTCTCGGGTCCAGGTGCGGCCCTTTCAACAATGTCGTTAATCAGCTCTCGAGTGACCGACTGTTCTCCTCCAAGCTGAGACAGCGGAACGCCAAAGTTACGCAAGCGAGAAGTAACAAGGCGTGCGTAGTCGTCCGCCTCGTCTACTACTTCGAGGCCCCGCATGCGCTGTGCTGCGCCGGTGATACTTCTTTCGGCAGTGGGTCTCTTAGCAGCTCGCTTGGCTCCGAATCCAGCATCTCGAACCACATCGCGCAGCATGCCCTGGGTAACCAAGTCTGCTGTATTGAATCCAGGAAGGAGACCCTGTCCCGGGATTGGCCCTCTTACCCTTTGGGCAAGCTGTCGACGCAAAGCAGCAAGAACTTCTTCTCGCTGGTTGGAGGTCAGGTTTTCAAGATCCAAAGGGAGCTGGGACATCAAGACACCTCGCGCTTACGCATGTTGGTGAGTCGCACCGCAGCGCCTGCAGTGGTAAAGGCACCTAGGCCTACTCGGCTTATATCGTCGGACTCGTCATAACTAGCGAATAGGAACGCATTCTTTCGCTGGACACATCGTTGGTTTCTCAGTTCCCACAACCACTTGCGGACAGACTTGGCGCTGATGTCTGACCCTTCAACTTCCAACAGGTGTTCGTCGGGAGTTATTTGGATCAGGTGCAGCTTCTCCGGGTCAGGCTCAGACAACGGAGTCATAGCCCCCTTCTTCTCAGAGAACTGGTCGATCAACGTCTTGACTTTGCTTTTCCAGTCGATCATTGCTCCAAGAACCTCAATCCTGCTGAGATCTCATCTATCAACATATCGGCTGTTCGCTGCTCTTCTACTTGCCGTCGGGCTGCTTCTTGGTTGGCTTGGAAGTTTTCATCTGCGATGATTGCAAGTTCGTTCTCAAGCTCTGCGACCAAAGGACTCAACTCAGGGTCCATCAGCTCTGCCAAATCCATTTGTTCTTCTTGAAGACCCTCCAACCGATCCAAAGCGCCAAGTCGGTTACTAATCAAATCGCTCAAGGCTTGACCCATTCGAGGATCGAGTTTGGCAAAGATCTCTTCGAACTCTGGGTTGATGTTGCCTTGCTCATCAAAGGCAGTTTCGAGGGTACCCAAAAGAAGTTCTGACGCTGCATCTGCTCGCTCCTCTGCCGTAAAGAAGCGGGCGGTTGTGTCCGTGGTTTGCTTGCCCATGTCTTCCAAGAACGCCATCGCAGCTTGCGCTTTGAACTGCAGTTTTTGGTGTGCCTGCCGCACGTCTTCAGACTTTTCAGCTATCAGTCTTTGGGTTTCGGAGTTCGAGGCATCTTCTTCTGTCGCCAAGATATTCTCAAACTCTTGTCGGCTTTTGAGTGCAGTGGCGGACGTAGAGCTAGAAGCAACCATGATAGATTCTGCCGCTGCGTGAAGCTGCTCCAATGACACGCCATACTCCGCTTTCAAAGAAGCAAGCTCATCAATCATTTGCTGAGGGTCTCCCCCACTACCCTCTACGCCTCGGAACAACTTCTGCAACCCCAAGAACAAACCTTCGGATGCTTTCTCTCCGCCTTTACCCAGTGCAGACAGCGATCGAGATGCGGTGATCAGGTTGGCTGCTTCGAGTCCTTCGTAGTCTGTCTTGTACTCAGCAAGAGCTTGCTGCACATTCTCTTTGACTTCTGCTTCTGATTGGTCACCTGCTTGCCCAACAAGACCTGTCACTCCAGTGAGGGCAACAAGACCTGCCGCAAACAAACCAACAGGATTGGAAAGGAGAAAGAGACCTCCAACGCCCGCAGCGGTAGCCAAAAGACTTCCCCCAAGACCCATTGTTTCCCCTACAGGCTCCGCCGCGTCCACGACATCCTCGAAGAATCCCGGTGCATCACCGAAGAACCCTTGGCCGTCAACTGCTGGAGTTGGTCGAGCACTCTCCAAAGCAGCCTTTGCTGCTGCATAGGGGGTCATTCCCATTCCGATACGGTCTTGGTAGGTAGTGTCAAACGTCATACCCAGCCGGGTGTCTCCTACTCCTGCTCCTCCGATGCCGAAGGTGCCTCCTGCTCCCAGCTGAATAAAGCGGTTCTGGTTTCCCATCAAAGCTCTTGCGACAGCCTCCCTTGCATTCTTGTGCACTTTGTCGTTGGCCATCTCGTTAGCGTACGAACTAAGAGTTCTTTGGAATGTTTGGTCGAAACCTCGAATGCCTCCCTGTTCCTTAGCAATCTTGCCTGCGATTCCTCCGCTCTCTCGCTTGAGCCTACGCATCTCTTCTTTATTCTTTTCGATTGCTGCTCGGCGCCGCTCGAAGAACTCTGATCCTGGCTTCATGAAGCTAAGGGCTTGTGCGTTTGGCATCCCAGACACAGCCGCACCTGCGGTCGGACCAAACTGAGACACAAAACCCTCTGACAAGATAGAGCTTGCGTCCATGCGGGCTTCGTTCATTCTTGTGTTGTGCAACTCTCCCTGCTGAGCAAGTGTTTCGCCTCGCCGCTGCTGGAGGCCTTGCATCAACTGGCTAACCATAGCCGCTTGGATCTGAGGATTTCCTTGGAACTGTGACATGGATTAGTAGCCTACTGTTGCGGGGAAGTTTACTGGTCCTCCCGATTGCGATCCGGGAGGGTACATGTATGTGTTGTACCCAGCTCCGTGGATGGTCTGTGCAACGCTAAACAACTCACCGAGAAGTCCAAGCACCCCAACTTCAGTCGGAGGCAAAGCTGAGATGATGTTCACCATTGCATTCGAGCCGGTAGCAGCTGCGTTTGCGAGAGCAGTTGATGCCTGCATTCGCAGTGCGTCGTTGGCTTGTTGCATCCCGGTGTATACCTGCACTGCTTGGTTCATGGCTTGGCTCTGTTCAGCCACCATTCCTGCACCTTGCATGGTCACCTGAGAAAACAAGCCTGTCATGTTTTGGATCGCGGACGACTCCAACTGTGCTTGGGCTTGGAAGGTGCCTGAGATTGCTGTGTCGTACTGTGCAGCACTTGCAGCGATAGAGGCTGCGGCTGATTGTCCTCGAGTAGAGTCTGCTTGGATCTGGGCTCCCACGATCTGTGCAGGAGATGCGCCAGCAGCCGCCATTTGAGAAGCCATCTGAACTGACTGTTCGCCCGCTGCTCGACCTGCGTTGATCGCTTGAGCCGCCATGCTCTGGTGGCGAGCAGCCTTCAAACCTTCTCGGGCTTCGTCCATGTTGCCGCTGATAGCAGCAAGTGCATCTTTCTGGCCTTGTTGGATTGCGTCTTGTGCTTGTCCGGTGGAGGACTTGATAAAGTCCATGCCTTCTTGCAAGAACCCAAGACCTTCCTCTTTGGCAGCGGCTACGTCGGTAAGTCCTTGTCCCGTAGCAAGATCTGAAAGTGCGCCCATGGAAGTATCAAAGGCGCCACCGAACTGATCAAGCAAGCCTTCTCGGTAGTCGTTGATCTGGTCTGCAACGGACTGTCGGTTGCCCAGCTCCTGCTGGAAAATGTCGGGGAGGTTGATTCCCATCATCTGGCCCATGTTGCCTTCAAAGTATTGAAGGTCGCCCAGATCGCTGTAAAGCTGCCCGGTCAAATCGCTTCGGATACCCTGCCGTGAGCCTCGTCCTTGGTTTACTGCAAGGTCCCCTGTAATAGGGAACGCTGCTGTGGAGTTAGTTCGCCCGGCAAATGCAGGACTGAAACCCAAGTTAGGTCCCGAACCAGGCATAAAGAATGGGTTGAAGGTGCTCATGACTGGGTATATGCCTGACTGGTCTTGGTGTCCATGATCTGTCCGTTACACACCATACTCTGAAGCCGGTAATCCACGTCAGGACAGAAGATGCGGATTCCGGGCGTCAGGGTAAAGCCTAGCGGTCCTTGTACACCGCTGAAGGTAGAGTCGGATCCAAAGACTGCTGGGTATAACGAGGAGCCTTCAGTTAGAGACGCGACGTTTGTGCCGTCTGGTTTGACGGGTACGTTCTTGCTGCTTGCCGCTTCGTCGTTATTGTTGTAAAGGATGCCTTGGAACTTACAAGCAGTGTCTGATGCGTTGTTTCCTGACACATCCAGTACGTGGATTCGAGTCTCGTCGACCTGTTTGAGATAGTGGTGGTCATCAATCTCAGAGGCCCCTCTTGCTGTGCGGGTGGGAATGCCTACCTGGTGCGCAGTGCACTCCACAAACACAGGACTGATGCCGATCTTAGCGCTGGCGCTGCAGTCTAGTGAGGTCATCAACGTAATAGTTATTGCGCTGGCGCTCTTAGTAACGCTTTTGATCTGCGCTTTGTTGCCGATCTTGGACTGATCTGTGTCCTCCAAGACGTAGACGTACGCCCCGACACAGCTGTCAGATGCTGCCTGGCTGTTGCCGTTGCCTGTAGTGCACACCAAGCTGGTGCTGCCCTGACCGCTAGACAACGTAAACAATGTGGGGCCGATGATGTCCATCAGTGTGCGCCGGTTGTAGGACTGCTGCGCAAACACAGCAGTGTCTCCACCAGTCAGTGCCTTGCGGTCACGCACGTGGTTGGCTACGTAGATACGCGGGCGCCAGTATCCCGCTACCGCCTCGTCTCGGGTGTTGACGTTGTTGGCCACATCCGGGTGGTTCATCAGCCATAGCGAACGGTGCACCCTATCTCCCCCGAACGTGGGGGAGTAACCCGTGCCGCTTGCTGTAGTTGAAAAGGTCTCTGCGTTGGGGAAGTTCGCATGCTTGACGTCGGTGAACGGAAGATCCACCAGCTCAGTCATGCTGGATGTCTCAAACCACGTACATGCTGCGTGCCCCAAAGTGGGGTTGTAGAAGAACAAAGACGAGATGAAAGGGTCGAACGCAACCTTTAGATTGTCGTGGTTGTCCTTCCATTTTTCTCGAATCAAGACGTCGATTACAGACATGTTGTCGAGTGACCCATTCGTGCCCACAATCTTGACGCCTCTAGGTGCAATCGAAAACAGCTGAGATGCAGCAACTGTGCAGGCGTCGGGGTTGACCACCCCCACCATACCTTCGTGCAGTTCCCGCACCATCACATCTTGCTCTCGACGGATGTGGTAGAGGCGGTCCTCGCTCAGTCCCAGCATGTTGGGGCCTGTACGCACTAGCGCCAAGATACGGTTGGAAGGATCGCTAGGTGTGTACTGGTTCTGAGGGGGGAACAGTTCTGCTGCGTACTTCTCGACTTGAGAGTACTTGGTTTCTCCCCCACCGCGATAAGGATCTGCTGCGGTGAACTCATCCTCTGTTCCCTGGTTCAGCGTGGTGATCGCAGGAGGTGTGATGTTTGCAGTCACCAAGATGTTATCCAAGAACTTGGCGGTTCCTGCTTGTGGCATGTTGTCATCGAAGCGCAGTGGTCCGGTGTAAAGCGGACGGTACAGCAACTCGTCTTCGTTCAGTGTGTAGAAGAATATAACCCGCTGGCGGGTAGAGGCTACTGCGCCTCCGGTGGTGGTCGGCAGCACGTCGATGCCGTAGTTGGTCAAGGTGTTGTCAAGAGTCTTGTAGTCGTCAAGTTTGATCAGTTTGTCCAAGAACAGAGTGTTCGGGGCAAAGTTGATAGCCTCGTCTTCTGTGCGGGGTGAGCGATAGAAGAAGGCGTAGTCGTACTTGCGCACGTCATAGCAGAGCTCAACACAGGTGTACTCACGAATACCTTTCGGTACAACCTGAGGGCTACTGATAAGCGCAATCAGATCCTCGTTCTCTTCGTCATACTCACGGCCTGATACACCGCAGCGACCGGTGGTGCCGTACTTGAAAGCCGACTTGTCGATGCGTGCAATCTGGGACATGCCAGATGTACGTCCAGTCTTGGAGTCAAAGAGCTGGTATGCGAAGGCGTAGTTGCCCCGGTCAAACCTGTGCGACTTGAAGATGTCGTCGGTAGTAAACTCAAAGGTCTGGCTAACCTTCTGGAAGTCCACGCCGTTGATTGTGGCTTTAGCAACGATCCCCCACTGAAAGTTACGTCCCGAAGGCAGTATGCCTTGGTCGTACAAAGAGGTAATCTCAAACTTATTGCTGGGAATATCGCTGGCTACCTTGATCAGTCGACCTATAGCCTCCGGGTCGTTCCAGTACACGTCAAAGGTTACGTTACCCGAGAATGTGCCTGCCTCGGCAATCTCCCAGACCAAGTCAGAGTTGACTGAGGCTTGGAGTGCACGGTCAACAGGAGATCGGGAAACAATCAAAGACTTTAGGAAGTCAAGAGCTTGTTGGTCAGTGACTCCGGATTGACTGGTAGAGGACTGGGCTGACCAGTTACCAGGAGACGTTGTGTTTGCTGCTATCTCAAAGCCTAGGGTGTGCCAGTGGCTCTGCAGCTGCAGGTCGTCAGGAGAGGTACCGTCGACTTCATTGGCAGCAATAGAAGGGAAAGTGAACTGGGTGTCAAAGCTCAGGTCACTAATCAGGTCGCCGCCGGTAGCGGTACTAGAGTTGAGAGTCTGGGCAATGCATAGTGCTTCATCTGCAAAAGACTTGGAGTTGAGGGTGTTGTTCGCTCGACGAAGAGTTGCTACTCGATTGGAGGTAGGGCTACCGCTAGAGTGGATAGCAGGGAAGGTAAGTGCGTCTGACTCCCCTGTTCCGTCTGGAGGATCTGAGGTGTCGTAGTCTTGGTCGACCACATTCGCAGCAAAAAAGTTCTTGAAGTAGTCCCCTTCGTTAGTACCAAACAAGCTGGTGCCAGCCGATTGATCGTTGCGTCGACGGACACGCCCAAAGGTAGTGCTGATCACTGCGCTAGAGGATCGCTTGACGGTGGACGCCCCCGGCACAAAAGCCTGAGTGGAAAGGTATCCGTTCTTCAGCGCGGGGTTGTTTGTTGTCCCTGCCGCTGTATTAGGGAACTGAACAGATCCATCCCTTACCCCAACAAGCCCCATGCGCCTGACGGTAGATCCGCTAACCAGCGTCGGGTAGCTGTAGTTGTGCTGCCCAGGAGTGTTAGTCAGGTTATCCAAACCTACTTCTTGCAGGTGTGTGGTCGATCCAGAAGCAAGCACTGTCTCAGGCTTCCACTTGAGGCTTTCGGCTGGAATGCAGTACTCGTCATCGTTGACGTTAGTGACTAGGTAGATGTTTACACTGAGGTCCGAAACGGCCAAGGTGGTGGTGTCTGTTGGAGAGGTTCCGGTCAGTGGGCGTACGCGCACGTACATGTTGGCTGCGATTGCCGTGCCGGTACCTCCAGCGTCTGAGGTCTTCAGGTCGTTGAAAGGACGACACTCAAAGACTTGGGTGTACGTCACTTGCTCTGAGAAGTTGGCTCCGGTGTTGTACACGTCGTAGACAGACATGCCATTGCTGATAGCGTCTTTTGAGCCTACGCAACCGCCCGCAGGCTGGAAGGTGTTGACAACGCTAGGAGACCCGCCGGTGCCATCAACGAAGTCGACGATACAACCGGGGTGTCTCTGGTTAGCTCCCTTGCGCAAAGAGTCTGTACTGTTAGGGGTGACGTCATTTGCGGTGTTGGTGGCTCGGTAGTTTACGACTACGATTACCCGTTGTCCGGTAGTCAACGCTGTTCCGCTGGTACCAAAGTTTGTAGCTGCTGAGGTGTAGGTGCTTACGGTGGATGCAAGACTTCCAGGCAGCAAAGTGTTTTCTTTGTGCGTCACAACAGGGGCAGACACAAAGTCATCAAGGCGAATACCGGGCTGGTCAAAGTCACCGAAAAGTTCAGGTAGGTCTTCTGCTGACTTGTTGCTTTGGAGTAGCTGTGCAGATCCTGGTCGTCGATCGTTTGTGTCTGGGGTTGGTAATGTGCCAATCTCTGTGGCTTGGTCAATGTCCAAGAAGTCTGGTCGGAACCCAGGCCCGGGCACTCCAGTGTTGCCTGTCGCAGAACTATCTCCGGTAACTCCAATGACTTGACTGCCGTTGAACGCTGCGTTCTCCGGGTCAACGTCGTTAGCTCCGCCGTCCAAGAAGAACACTGAAGGCGAGCGTCCACGCACAAAGACGTAGACCAGCCGCCCCAGAGTTTCCACGCTCATGGGCTCTGTGGAGGAGCAGCCCAGCATAAGAAGCTGTCCAGTGTAGTTCAGCCCTGACCCCGAAGCGCCTGGGTCAGCAGGGTCGTTGGGGGTGTACCACTTAGGAGCTGCTGCGCCTGTGTCGAAAAACTCAATGAACACATCGGCGTTCACTTTGTCGTCGGCTACGTCTTTTCGTTTGACGCGGTACACATAGCCATAGCAAGTGGAGCTGGTGCCACGCATAAACGTGACAGGGTAGAAGTCAATAACCTCAGAGCCTTCGCCGTGAGCTGCCCCGGTATCATCTGTCTGACGTCCACCGGCAGCAAGGTAGGGGGTGAGTCGAGTGTCGTTGGCTGCTCCGTCGCCGTTGTCGTCAGGAGCGTAGTTATCAAACTCAAGTTCACGGACCTGACGGAAACCAGCAAAGGGACGGCTACCTCCAGAGATAGTACCGTCAAGACCGTTGGCTTCGCTAAGCAGGCCTCGAGCGACTGAGGTTCGTGGTACAGACTTATCGCCTGTAGGACGGCTCAGGTCGATCTTCCACTCAGCGTCCTTCTGTGCCACTTCAACTCCATCGGTATGGGAACTTGCGGTTTAGCCAGCTCTGCCGCTCTTTGCAACCGCACCCCTTCTTCTGCTTGATGCGTCCAAAGGAGACAACTTCGATAAACCATTTGACCGTGTCGCCTAGGCCACGGTGCTCTTTAAATACGTCGTACCACTTCATAGGTCGTACCTCTACTGCTTGCTGAGGAGCCGCCTTGTTTTCCAAATACCACTGAGGGCAAAGAAGGCGACATGTTTGAGGGGTCGGACTTCCTTCCCAATACCCCAAGGAGCATACGGGTTTGTCGTCTACGTAGGAGTGTTTTGAACAGTTTACTACTGGTAGTTCCATGGTTATTGCACCGTTAGTGTAGAAGGAAAAGACAGGTCTAGAGAGACTCCAAAGTTTGAGCCGAAGCCCGTGGTCGGAGTTGAGTCTGTACAAAGAACGTATGATCCGTCAGGACAGGTGTTGTCTTCTTGCCCTCCTGCTGCCGCATTGTGACGGTAAAGCGCTGTGACCCCGTCACCCCCTCCGGTGCTGGAGCATGACTGAGGGACTCCCCCTCCAGCAAAGCAAATCGAGAACTTAACAACTATTCCCCAGTTATTACCGGTTGCAGTTGCAGGGCATGAGTCGTCAAACGCGGGAGAACAAAGAATCCTTGCTGAGTCGATGATTAGCTTTACTGTCACAGGAGGAGTACCTGTACCCAAGACCGCTACTTCGCCACCTTCGGCAATCGTCACTGCTTGTCCGGTTGCGTCGGTGCACGGACCGCTAGGCCTACACCCTGCACAAGGAAAGTTAGGCTGGCCCGGAGGCTGCGCAGGGGCTTGACAACAAGCATCGTAGACTGTTGCTTTGCACTCAGAGGTTGATGGGTCAATGACCGCCCCCACCTGAACAGCATCTTCGCTAATGGACACACTCCCGCCGTCGAGTACTGAACCACTAGTGTCGGTCGCAGTCAAAGCAACATCCACAATGTTGTAAACACCCTGACAAGCGTTTGGAGGGCAGCTGTCTGCACCTGCACCCGGAGGCTGGCACTGCACACAAGCACACGCGCATTTAGGCGTCTCACAAAGACAAGCCTCGCAAGTATCAAAGGGACCGACGTTGGGGATTCCGCCCTCGCAGTTTTGCTCACAGTTTATAGTGTTCGCTGCGTGGTCTCCGTTTTGGAAGAACGCATGAGTAAACACTCCATTGGGGTAACCAGGGGTACAAGTTCCTGTACCAGACGGGCTAAGCATTGCACCGCAGCCCCCGACTCTTGCGTTAGCGGGATCCACAATAGTTCCGTTGCCTGAAAGCACCTGCTGGCATTGACTCTGCTTGCAGTTTACGTTGCTGGTTCCTCCGCCAAACCCAACTACCTTTCCTCTAAAGTCTTGGTCTGTTGGGCCGGGAGTAGCTGTGCCTAGGTTGGCGCAGTCGCACCATGCAAATCCTGCTGCTTTTTCAGAGGATATGAACTGAGCAAAGTCTTCCAAGCCTGAGCTGCAGATAGTTCCGTCCTTTAGGTTGAAACACCCTTGACAGTCTTTCGTGTTTAGCCACACCGCCTGACAGCAGTTAGCGCACAAGTTCTCCATCGTCTGGTTACTATCGGTAGAGAAGTTTAGTTTGCCTACGCTTATCGCCAAACCGCCTGTGTTGTAGATCATTTTATCGCCCGCGCAGTCTTCGTTGAAAGAGGAGCGGTCTATCTTCTTGCATGCGGGTATAACTGTTCCGCCGCTGTCAGTAGTTTCTTTTATCTGTGCTTCGGATCGAAGGTCAGGACTGCCTACAAAACAGTGGCCTCCAATCTTAAATGCAAGCGGCCACTCTGTCCCCCCTGCACCAGCAGGAAGCCACCCTAACTGAGCCATAGTGGGGCCTCCGCTACCAATCTCCATTTGCTTGAAGTCTTCAAGGCGCATGTAGACAGACTTGCACATTCGCTTTTGGGTTTGTACTGCTCCGTCAACTATGTGCGTTCCGCCTATCTGCTGTTCGGTTGCCCCAGCACAGTTGTTTTCGTACGCCTCAGCAGGGGACTGCTTGTCGTTGCCGCTAAGGCCTGAGCAATCTCCAATACCTACTTGGCAACAGACATCACCAAAACCATCTGCGTTTTTACATAACGACTCGTGGTACGCCCTGTCGCCCACACTACAAGGGTTGCCTGTGAAGTTGACGTACTTGTCTGCAATGTGCGTACCGCAAGAGGTAAACTCAACATACGTCCCTGCTGCACAGCAGCACTCTCTCATTAGCTTTCCAACCTGATTTGAGTTGGTTGTAGTGCTGTGTTTGATCAGCGCTTTGTCGCTGGGGCGGAACTGCAGGGTCATGAATCACATTCTTTAGCGCACGTAATCTCTCTCGCGGTGCCCCCGTACGTGGTGCCTGTGCTGTCAGTACCGACAGCCCCTCCGAGACCGGACCCCTCAAAAAAGCCATAGACGCGAGTAAACTGTTTCTTCAGGCACTGGTCGCTTGTGTCGTAGGTAACATCAGAAACAAAGTCGATGTACCCATTTACACCAGGAGTAGACCCATTAGATCCTGGGGGACCTTGAGGTCCAGGAGCGCCAGTAGGCCCCGCTGGTCCGGGAGGTCCTTGTATCCCTTGTATCCCTTGCTCTCCTGTTGCGCCAGGCTCACCATCGTCGCCTCGCTGACCCCCTCCGCCACCGCCGCCCCCGCTCTTAGGACGACCAAAACCTCCCGGTCCTCCGGTGCCTCCTGCCCCGAATGGGGGCAGACCCGGTCCTGACATAAGGAAGGCTTCTCCGTCACGGACGTGAGTAATGCGCAGGGGCTCTGCGTTCAAAAGGCCAAGTGCTGCAACAAGTGCTCGAGCTACCTGAGCATCTGACTCTTCACGCGTTCGAGTATTGGAGGGTCTTGCGCCGAATGCCATTAGTAAAGTTCCTGCCCGAGGTTGTAGGTGCTTCGATCTTGATTGTCCACAGTATGCTTCTCGAATTTCTTGGGCTTGCGCATCTGCATATAGGACAAGTTGTCGCCGATAGTCTTCAGCGCCTTGCGATACTCGATCTGCAAGAACTGCATCTTCTTGGCACTAACATCTTTCATCACAGCCAAGTTGATAGCGGAGGCTGCAGCCACACACTGCATTAGAGATTGGAACCCCTGAGGCACAATTTCGTAGTGGATATCTGTTTTAGATCCGTACGCCGAAGTATCAAACGCCACCCGCACAGTAACCTGATCGTCCCCGGCATCAGTTGCAGCCAAGGTATGGGAGTCGATTACTCGCTCCTCGACTACGGTTGCATTGCCTGCAGTGTTCTTCAACAGACGCAAGGTCGCTCCTACGTAGGCGTTAGGTCGGCGGTCAATCGCACCCAAAGTTACCTGCGAAGGCAAGCAGAGGGTTAGGGTCTTGCGGTCTGCAGAGAGCTGCCCCTGCCCTTGGTTGTAGTGGGGGAGAAAGTCACCGTTCGGGATGTAGAACAGAGTGAGGGTGTCGTCGACGTCGGGCTTGGGGCGACACGACAAAAGGTTGCCCTCGAGTGACCAGTTAGGTCCGTGCGGGTGCATCTGGTTGAAGGGGACAAACTCCTTACTGACCACGTTGTTGGTATCCAACTTCACAAGGCGGAATACCTCCCCCACGTTTGGAGGCAGTTGGTAGTACTCGGTTCCGGTGACAAACGTGATGTTATGGCGGATAACAATAGGGTTGTCAAAGTTCAGCGACAGGCGGGAGAGGACGTTGACCATCTCCGGCATGATGACGTTCCGGACCAGAAAGTCGTTGCTGTACTTGGAGGAGGGCTCGTCGAGGTAGCCTCGGACGCGTTCGATCACAGAAAACAAGAAGGAGCCGGTACTATGCATAGTAAGTCTTTCCGGACGTCATGTCCTTCAGGGAGTCTTTGGTGCGCTCCAGCGTCTCTCCGCCCTCACGCTCTCCGGTAAACCTGCTGATGGCAAGGTTCCTAGCGGACTCTTCCTTGCCTTTGCTGCGAGCCCACTTCACGGCGTCATGCTTCTCTTCGTTGGATTCACGGGCTGCTTCTATACGTTCGTACCTTGAGTCCTCAGCCTGTTGCCGCCGCCGCATCATCTTCTCGTCGTGAGGCATTACGGTCAGTTGCAGGACCCGTTCGCCCAACCAGCCCCCTCTGTCGGGAGGGCCTTGGAGCACAGTCAGTTCGACTGCGATGCGCAGACGTTTGACCCGCCAAGCAGCGAGCACAAAAGTGTTGTGTTCTGCGTGTCGGTACACGAAGAGTTCTGGAATGCCAGTCACCCGGCGGGCCCAACGAATCCACTCTCCGTCTTCCATAACGCGGTGGTTTTCGTCCATGTGTAAGTCGTCTTGGAACATATGTAGATAGTAGTAAAAACCCCCCTCATCCGTAAAGGACAAGGGGGGCCGAAAGGCAGGAGCCTTATATGAAGATCAAGGATTAGCTGTCAGGGGTGTACTGACGATCAGCGTAGACACGGTCTTCGGTGATGTTCTTGATCTTGATGCCGCAGAACTGATCGGGGCAGATCTGCATACGCATGTAGCCGGGCATCTGGGATGCTTCGGTGGCAAGGTTGCGACCGTTGCTGTTCGAGTAAATCGGCAGCTGGTTGGTGGAGGTGCCGGTAAGGGCGCCAGCCACAAACTCAAACGGAGCAAACGATGGAGACTTATCGAAGGACGAGGTGCCCGAGATGCTCGGTGGCACGTACTTCTTGTAGTTTCCGCCGCCCATGCGGAGGCCGTAGCAGATGCCGTTCTCGATGTAGGTCGAGGTGTAGCCTTGGTACGACTTACCGTCAATGGTGAAGTTGAAGCCGGAGTTGAACTGGTTGGTATCCCCACCAGCGCCGCCGCCTTCAGAACCTTGCGTAGAGAGGGAGGAGAGTCGGCCAGTACGGTCGAGCATTTCACGACCAATCTTGGTGGACTCGTAACCCAACCACACACCGTCGGACGCAACGAGCGTGTCGACGAAGTAACCGTACTTGTTCTTCGCAGCGTGGAAGCGGCGGAGGATCTGACGGAGAGTGTGCTCAGTGAGCAGGCTGCTGTTCATGTCGTACTCGAACGAACGGTGTTCGGGCTTGACGTTCACATTGATCTGCTCGCCAGAGATGGACTCGTAGGTACCCAAGAGGGTGTTGGCGTCCGTGGCGATGGCTGAGGTGTCACCGACCTTGAGGTATGAGTTAATACCTGCAATGTTGGTGAATCGGGTGCTGCCGCTGTCGCTGTGGTGGCTGTTCGCGTGAACGATAAAGTCACCAGCGCTGGAGCCGGTACCTGTGACAGAAGCGAAGTTGTAGTCGTTAGACACAAGACGAACAGTGTTAGAAAGTTCGTCGATGTAGTCCACAACCACAACCTGACGGACACCGCCAGATTCGTTACGACGTGCGGAAGAGGTTCCGACGTTGTCACGAATGTCAACCTGCATACCGATGTAGAACCGGTCGATAGCTTGGTTGTCTGGTTGGAACTCCAAGAAGTTTGGAGTACCTGCGGTGTCAGTCTTCTGGGTCACGCGGCAAAGCGCGTAGCCGTCATTCTGAGAGGTGTACCACGAGTTACAGAGAGTCTGAGCAATGTTACGAGAGAAGCCTTCGAGCTTCGGAGCAACGATTTGTCCGATGAACGAGGGGGTGGCTTCTGCTTGCAGTTCGCCCAGGGTAAATGCGATGTTAGCGACCATGGTTCGCATCGGAAGACCGAAGCGGTATGGCAGCTGGTTCATGCCGTCCATCGCATCAGGGAAGTTCTGGGTGAGGTTCTGGGTGTAGAGACGCTCACCGAGTTCATTCGTGGAATCGCCAAACAGAGCGAAGTCGTTACGACCACGGCCTTGTTCGAGGATACCAGTCATGCCTCCCATGAAGACACGAAGGACCTTAAAGTCACGGCCAAGAGCATCAACGGGACCAACGCCCATCGCACTCGTAACCATGTTCTCCCAGATGGGGTCAACCCCAGGGAGCATCAGGTCGATGTTTTTGTTAATCACATCTTCAATACGATCAACATGCGTATTGAAGAGTTTTCCGGTAACAAGAGACATTGTTGTCTACTCCTTTACAGCTTTGTGTTTCCTCCCGTTGAGATGTCAGCTGCAATGTCAAGCAGTGTGTCTTCCGCAAACGTCTTCGCTTTGTCGTAGACGCTGGCAGTAGTGTCCTTGCCTGGCTTGAACTGGGGGATCTCAATGGGTTTCTTCTTAAAGAACATATCTTGTCCAGAAGCTGTTTCCGGTGCCCGACCAAGTTTGTCTGGGTCTCCGATTACCGTCCGGTATCTATCAGCGACCACCTTGGCCGCGTTTTCTGATGCAGTCTTGAATGTAGAGTCGTCGATGCTTCCTCCGGCAGATTTAACGCGCCGAAGGCTGCTGAGGATTTCTTTTTGAACATCCTCTTTGATGACTTCCATTCGTTTGTCGTGACCTTCATCTCCGTGGATTCGCTTGAATGCGTTTCCGATGGAGGCCAGTGATTCGTTATTTGCAGCCTCAGAGACTGCGTTCCCCAACTTGCCTTGAAGCGCTTCGAGGCGAAGCTGTCTCTCTCGACTCTCCACTTCCGCCAGCCGTTGGTTCATTTCGTCTACACGAGGATCTTGTTGGGGTTCGGGTTGGAGTTGCGGGTTAGGGTCCATTTGCTGTTGTCCTTTCAATCCAGAGACGTACTCTTCAATCTGCTCTGGCTGATAGCCTTCGTATGCCATCACATAACGAAGGTCGGACTCACGCTCAGGACTCAGAGTCTCTTCTTGGTTACGCATCAGCTTGGATGCTGCTGCTTGATATTCGCGGAGGTTTTCTGCCTCTCGCATTTGAGCAGCGACTTGCTCTGCAGTAAATGTTTGTCCGTCAATCGTAAACTTCTGGTCTACATTGACTTCTGCCGGTGCTTCGGTAGAGGCCTCAGGCGCTGCTGTGGTCTCCGTGGTTGCTTCCGGGGTTTCCTGCGTACTTTCTTGGACTTGCTCTTCGCTCATCTAGGGGCTCCTGCGGGCTGCGGTTGTTGTGGTCGAGGCATCTGCCTGCCTTGTGCAGCCATTCTATTCATCGCCGCATCTTCAGGCAGCGGCACGCCTTCTGGGAGGACATTCCCAAGTCCCTGCTGGAGGAACTGCTTGTACTTCATAAACTCATCCTGGACTTCAGGTGCCGCCAAGGACATCTGAGGGCCAGCCATGAAAGATGTTAGAACTCTCAACTGCAAATTAGGTAGCACAGTATGAGGGGTCAAAACAATTTCGCCTGGGGACTCCCCGTTTCCGTACAGAATCAGGCAGTTCTTGACCACCATCTCGTAGGCTGCTCGCTCCTCTTCCATGTAGATAGCGAAGTCAAGTCCTTCAGATAAAGACAGCAGCATAAGTCGCATGGGGTCCTGGAATCCAGGGGCGGCATAGAGTTGCAGCGCTTCTTGCTTTCGGGCAACCTCAGACCGGGGGTTGGTCTCTTTGATTGTGATTCCGAGGTTGGAGATCACAGGCAGTGGGTTGTCGCTGAACGAGGCAAAGCCACTCTCAGGGTCAATCACGGCACCTGCAAGGTCAAGAGTGAGGTTGCTGACGGGTACAGCTCGGCGGCTAAGTGCAAGTGCACGAGCAGCTTGCGAGAGCATAGCGCGGTGGCTTTGAGAGAAGGCCTTCTCGATTGCCTTCATGGGGCTCATCATCAACTGCCGGTTCTTCTCATCAAGGAAGCCAAGCCCCGCAGCACTGTCGACTCGACCCTTGTTGGCGACGAGGTCGCGGAAGGGGTTGATCTGGTCGAGCAGCTGTTTAGCAAAGGCTGCGGTTTTGCCGGGCAAGTCTCCGGCTGTCATCGGAGAAATGTTGAACGGACGGAAGCCGGGGTCAATAGCGTCTGGCTCGTAGGGAAGAACACGTAGCCCGCGTCCTACGTCACGCAGAGCGGCACGCTCGTTGAACTGTCCTTGGGGTAGAACAAGGATGCCGTACTGGTCGATATCTCGGATATTGTTGAAGAGAGCCTTGAGTAGCTTCTCCATCTCACGACTCATAGAGAACAAGAGGTCGAAGAGGCCAGCCCCGTAGAAAGACCCTGTCTCCATAAAACGAGCAAAGCCGATGGGGCAGTAGACTTCCACATCGGTATACTCTTCGTCGACGATCACGTAGTCTCCCGAGCACATGACGTACCGGCTTACGGTATTCCTGTGGCCCATCAACCAAAGTTCGCGGATACGTACGAGGGAATACTTGGTCTTGTCTGTTGACGCACCGCCGCCTGGGATAGCGTAAGAACTGTTGTAGCGGGGGCTAGTGCCGACAGCGTTGAGGCGATCAGCAAAGTCTTCGTTGTCGTACGGCGCTTGGCCTGCTTCGACGTCGAAGTAGTACATCTTCTCAATGTTGGTCTTGATCTTGCGTCCGAACTTCTCGACGAGATAGTCCATGGGCACAATGCGCTCACGGATCAGACCACGCTGTTTGGTGTGGTCCATGCCGGTAGACGGGAACGCATACAGCTCACGTGGGTGCACAACCTCGAGGTCAGAAGTCAGTCCCACTGTGGGGGAGTCAACAATGTGGCCTGCAATACCGCAAGACCCGCAAGAGGTCAGGATGTAAGCGAACTCTGTAAGTGTTTCTTCTGCACGCTCTCGAGACACCATAGCGTCCGAGATAACTTGGGCTATTGATCGGTCGCGGATCTGCTGCAGCGACGAACCGGAGCGGAGGATTTTGGGTCGGACGTCCATTGCAGACAAGACACCTACGACCCGATCAATAGCAGACAGGAGTTCCTGGCTTTGGAACTCCATGTTTCCATCCTCATCAAGGTGGTGAGGTTGGAGAAGTCCTGTCTCAGGATCAAATACGTCGAAGCGGCGAGCGCCGTTCAGGTAGTACCACGCAAGAGACCACATCGTGTAGCGGTAGGAGTGGTTAGCTTCCTCCCGTTCAATGTGGCGGTCAATGATGCGACAGATAGCATCCTTGTCCTTGGTTAGTGTGTAGGTATCCTCAGGCATCGTCCTCGTCCGTTCTTGCCGCTGCGCCGCGAGGGACATAGCCCTCTGGTACGTACTGACGCACAGTTCTTACATCAGGTATGTTCATATCTTCTGAGACCCTTATCGAGGCGGGACTCTGTAACGGAGTTTTTTCCTGTTGTCCTACGACACCTCCGCCCTTGACGGTGTAGTAGACCTCCATGACTCGCTCAAAAAAAGCGATGGGGACTACGACGTGGCTGGGGTGGACTTGTAGCTCAGATTTTGCTTCTTCCATCAGGTTCCTGCTTTCTGCTTAGGAGAAGAGCGATGTCCTCTTGACTGAGGTTTTGTAGTGGTACTCCGAACAGGATAGGGTTTCCTTGGAGGTCGTGTGTCTCCCCTGACCGTAAAAGGTCTAGGACGTTCGGTTCCTCTTCCGCCTCTTGTACCGCTTTGCCTGGCTTTCCTCGGATGATGTACATAGACATCGAGACAGTGTCCAGTTCGTCGTCGTGCTGGAGTCCGCCATCGCGGGCTTCTGGGTTAAACTGCTCGATCTGGTCGATCAGCGCACGCCACGGCTTTCTTTGCCTATCTCGCAAAGGGAGCTTGATCTTGCCGTAGTCAAAGCGGCGCAAGAGGGCGGCGATCTTTGCCGACTTGGAGGTCATGCCGGGGTTGAACTTCTTGATGCGGGGGAGGTGCTGTACGTTGGCCATGTCAGACGCACGGGTGCTGACGATGGAGTAAAGGGTGTCGTAGACGCTGAGTCCTTCTTTGATGCCCTCAACATGCACGCCGGGGCAACGCCACTTGTCAGCCATCTGTAGCACAGCGTCAATCAGCTTTTGCTGCTGGCACTGTGCTGACCACATGTCGAAGACAAACAACTCGTTCTCTTTGTTGACCCCCATGAGAGTACAGACCTTGGAGTCTGAGTCTTTAGTGGAGGTGTACGAGGTGTCGACCGCCATGAACAAGCGACACGATGCAAGAAGGGAGCCAAGGCTTTGGCGCTTGAGCTCGTCGTTTGAATACCAACCCACTATAGTGTTGGAGCTATGTGGATCGACTTCGAACTGCTCATCCGGATCCTCAAACCAATATCCGTGCTTCTCCTCTTCTAGGTTCGGGAAGAAGACTTCGTCACCCCGCCCAGGCTGAGCCATGTATTCAGAGAGGTAGTTGGCAACCCCAATGGTCTCCTTGATCTCTTCGAGCGACACGCACTTTTTGAAACGCTCATCTTTGATTGCCAGCTGGTCACGTTCTTCGATTGTTGCTGGCCACATGTCTGGCCAGCAGCTTTTGGTAAGTCCTTGTTCATCTTGATACTCCGAGCGGATAATGATGCGGTCCCACTTGTTGAACCGGGGGTCACGTGCCTTGCCGCCTTCTACATCCATTGCGTGGAATGCGTAGTGACGACGAGACACAAACGTAGCAAGCCATCTAGCACCGCAGCCTGCGCGCATAACCATGGGAAGAACAACCTTGAAGAGCAGCTGATCCATGTACTCACGGATGAGTGACATAGAGGTCGAGGCCTTCGGGTCATACTCTGGGTCGTCCAATACGTAGAGGCGCGGACGACCACCACGTTGCTTTGACTCCGCAGAGATACAGCGCAGCGATGATCCGTTCATAAGCTGCATGTACGTATTGCCGTAGGGTGCCTCGCCTCGCTTGGGGGCTAGGCGTCCGTAAGGTGTCTCGGCGCCGAAGTCGTCGCTGATACGGGGGTTGAAGCTGTACTGGTCTTTGATGGACTGCCCGACGGACTTTGTATTGTCGCCCGTTGACGTAGCGTAAATTACGCTGAACTTGGGGCGTGCCAGAGTTTCTAGCAAGATTGTTTTCTTGACCAGACTGGACTTTGCGGATCCGCGAGGAGCGATTGCGATTGAAAGTCTTTCGGTTGCCCATTGTCTTGCGATGTCGTAATGCATCTCCGGTGTAGGTAGTGGCGTGTCGTCATAGAACATCGGGTCGAACTCAACATCCAAGTCTGGATGGAGGTAGTAGAAGTCGAGGAAGTTCAATGATGCGACATACGCTTCTGCCTTCTGCCGGTCAGTAAGACCAGGAACCAGAAACTGTCTGCATGCGTTTGTTCGGGCTTGACGTTGTCCCTCTTCCGACAGCTCCATGTAGTCTGCCGGAAGGGGGTACAGGTCGTTGGGGGTAATCAGCTTAGGAATCAACGTGTCGTTCCATTGCCTCCCGCATAAATACAGATACCGCTGCAAGTCTGCTGACCTGTGCAGCAACAAGACGTTCGTCGCCTCGCACCATAGACATACGCTCAAGTTCGATAGTGACTGCTGCGTAAGGTGCACGCATCATGCTGCCGACAAACATCTCGTTGTAGATCTTGGATGCTCCTGCTTCAGGAGTCTCCGCCCACATCGGTATCGGGTTCGGGATTGCCATGTCCTGAATCGCTGGCAGTCCATACTGGATCAGTTGTTGTGGGGTCAGGGACTTGAGATGATTCTCGACTGCGATCACTAGAGGGCTCCTCGGAACTTCTTTCTTGGGGGGAGTGGTGTTCGAGGTGGCCTTTTTCCGGGTTGTGGTTTTGGACACGTGTCCTGCCTTCCTTGATCCTGCTGATCAATTTGTTTGTGGAGACCACCTGCCGGACTTTCGATCCGTCTTCTCCGGTGGACTCGCGTACCTCACTCATGCTACCGACAACGCCGTTAGCAGTTGCAACGTCTTTGAGAATTGTCCGGAGATGCCGGAGACCGGCAAGTGATATCTTCGGATCTGGATCGCGCGCATGACGGATGGTGATCTCCATTTCTTCACGGGCGTCAAACCTCGATGCAAGAATCCCTTGTGCAGGTCCTTCCATCGTGAAGAAACCGACGATTGCGTCGTCGGGGTCAGGCGTTTTGATCTGTCCTTTCATAACTCTTTTCCTGCTGAGCCTTCCATGGTGCTTGGTGAATAGCAGCGTCTCGCATTCGTTCTGCTGCTTTACGTGCAGACTCGCGCACCTGTCGAGTCATTTCTACGCCATTGACCTTCTTGGCTGCAATCAGCTCTGTCGCCAGCGTCTCATAGTTTTGTAGGATCTCGTCGGGTTCAAGATTCACTCGTGCCTTGAGGTCTTTGCGGTAGGACATAGGTGCCGACCCCGGAAACAGGAAGTTCTCGTTGCCGATTCGGGTCACCGCAGCCATTGCCATCTCGAAACGGTGCATGTCTACGTACACCCCCTCACCGATGAATATCACCGGTACTCGGAGGTTTGCACAGAGTGCACGGAATCCCTTTGTCGTAATACCACACCCCATCGCCTGGATATACTCACTCTCTTCCATCAAGCGTACGCCTGATCCGAAAGAAATGAAGGTTTGGGGGTTGCTCTTGCCTGGCATACCTGGTATGTTTACCCGCCCATGCCGAAGAAGTTGCGAAGAGGTTGTCTCACATTCTGGTCAAACGAGCTTGGGAAGCCTGTGCTCATAGGGACTCCCGCTTGTTGCTGACCTCGACGCATCTTGCCTTGAAGGCTTCCTGCCAGCGTTTGCCGCTGGTCAAGAAGTTTGGCGACTCGGTCTTTCTTCTTGAGTTCGTCGACCTCGATTTTGAGGGTTTGCTCCAGCGCGTCAAGCTCGTTTCCCCCCATCATCGGGAACTGGCTGGTGATGGGTTGCATCATGTCTCGTTGGGCTGCTTGCCCAGACCGGAGGTCTTCTCGGATACCTTGAATGAACCCTCGTGGTTGCCCCAAAGGCTCCCCGGAAGTTTCTCCTCGGCGGTATCGCGCGGCCTCCCGTGCAGCTTCGGTAGGCACGAACATGCCTCCTTGAGCCTCGAGGGCGTAGCCTTGGGCGGGCTGGCCGGTAGCAGGACCTCCCGGTTGAGTAGGGGCAGAGCCGACGGCGCCGGGAGCAACTCGAGTCCTTCCGGCTTCAAATTCTTCTCGGGTAGTCATTCGCTGGGAAAGTCGCTGAGAAGGAGTCAGCCCATCGCCTGGCGCAGCAGGATTTGGGATTGCCTGTGCTGGAGCAGCAGCAGGAGCCTGCACGGGTTGAGGCGCCGCAGTTGCGGCGGGTTGCCCAACAGGGCCGCTAGCCTGAGGGACAGGTCCAAAGTCCAGAATGTCCCTCATCATCATTTGGTTTTCAGCCTCAACGTCGATAGGGGTGTTGTTGGGGCCTCGTCGATCTCCTGCTTGCGGGCGGGGAGCACCTACGAAGTTAGGGTCATATCGCTCAAGGACATCTATGAGTCCTTCATCGTTGCGGATAGCGTCGAGCCGCGCTGTATCAATCGAGGTCAAAGCGTCATTTGCTGCAAGACCGAGCTGCTCTACGCTTTGAGCAAGATCCATGCGTGCCTGGCCGGGAGTATAGTCGGCGCTGGTGGGCTGGGGATCAGCCGCGGGCGTTATCCCGGGCTTCTTCGCGTCGTCCATCATGGTTTTAAGTTGCTCTTTGATCTCGTCTTGGAGCTTCTTTTCTTGGCGCTGCTTGTAAGAAGGCGCTCCTTTTCCAAGTCGCTGCTCACGACGACTCTTGTTTTGGTTGCGCATCCGCTCTTGGGCAAACTCTCGATCTCTTTGCCGTTCCAACGCACGTTCTCGAGCAGACTCACGGGCCTCTTCTCGTTTTTGAAGTCTGTCTTCTCGTCGTTCTGCACTGGACATGATAAGACCTGCATCAACCAGATCTTGTTTTGTGACGAGGCCTCGAAGTTCGTTGGCGGGAATGCCCGCAGCACGACCAAGGATGACCATGTTGATGATGTCGAGCAGGCTGTTTTGTTTGCCTTTTGCTCCAACCGCTGCGTTGAGTCGCTGCTGAAGTTTCCTCAACGATTCATTCGTCGTGCTGAGCTGAGGCAGCGGCGCGGGCTTAGCCTTTTGTTTGGTCTTAGGTTTCTTATCTTTGGTCGCATCCGCTCTGACAGGCCCCGTCGCTTTATCAAAAAATCGTTCTCCAGAATCAATCTCGACCAAGTTGTCGGGGGCAGGCTGGAAAATCTCTGGCAACTCAGAGGCCTCTATGTCGAGGACTCGCTGGAAGTAATCAGGTAAGTTAGCTGAACTCATCGAAAGGAATCTCCATGATCGGAACACAGTCTAACCCAGTACAGAGCGGTGAGCCTGCAAAGGTAGCCGGGGCACTCTTACAGTCGCACTTCTTGACCCCAAACAACAGGCCGGGATTATGGACCCACCAAGGGGTGCACTACGTTTGGGAGGGTCACCGCTGGGTGCTGCACGATAGGGAGTGGTTGCGGGATGCCTGCTGGAATATGTTGGAGGACTTCCATATCAACAAGATGGTCAACGGCATGCCAGCGGTAGTCCGGTATGGGGTGGATCAGTCCAAGATCGCAAATGTGCTGGAGGCTCTGTCTGCCAAGACCCGGTTGCCTCACGTCAATGTTCCGTGTTGGCTGGGGTCTTCGGACATGGACGCCGCCCGGTGCATCACCTTCGAGGACGCTGTGGTAGAGGTCTCCAATGTCTCCAAAGTCACTGAACGGGACGAGTCTTGGTTCAGCCCCTCGGTCATCCCTTGCAAGTACGACCCTGAGGCTACGTGTTCTCTGTGGCTCAGCTGCCTTGAGCAGTGGAGCGGTGGAGACAAAGTGTGGATTGAGCTGCTACAGCGGTGGTTCGGGTACTGCATGATGCCCCATAATGACTACGCACGGTGGTTTTTGATGTACGGCAAGGTGCGGTCGGGTAAAGGTACTATCGCCAAGATCCTCGAAACGCTGCTGGGTCTGGACTCGTACTTCGGTGTCAGCCTCTACAGCCTCAGTAATCGGTTTGGGTTGGATGGGTTGCAGGCTGCACGGGTCATGTGCGTGCACGAGGTCAGTGAGTTGGATGGCCGTGAGGGTGAGCGGTGTACGCAGGTGCTCAAGAGTATTCTGGGTCAAGACCGTATCGACATTGACCGCAAGGGTTTGTCCATGATCCGTAACGTGGTAATCCCTGCTAAGGCCATGATGCAGACTAACGAGATCCCTAAGTTGCCTAACAAAGGTCAGGGTCTTAGTAGCAAGATGCTGCTTCTGCCGTTTGACGTGTCATTCCACGGTAAGGAGGACGAGCGGTTGATCCACAAGTTGCGGGAGGAGTTGCCCGGTATTGCAGCATGGGCGGTGCAGGGGGCACTGAAGTGTGAGAATGCGCAGACTAGCGCAGAAAGATTCCCGGTACCTGAGCGGAGTGCAGACGCGGTGCGACTGTACCTACAGACCAACAACCCGTTCGATAGCTTCCTTGAAGCCCGATTCGTACAGAATGACAATGGCTTCGTAGCAACAGAGATGATCTGGAAGCAGTGGGAAGACTGGGTCGAGAGAAACAAGGTACGAGGCATGCACATTAGCCGCAACCAAATCACCGTAAAGATAGAGCAGGAGAGCAGTTGGAACCTGCGGCGTTACCGCCCGTGCGGCGGCAAACGTGGTTTGAAGGGCATGGTGCTCAGAACCAAGTATGATGACGAGGCATGATGGATAATCCCGAAAAACCACTGACCTTTGTACCCACAGATGAGATTGTGCAGGAGCTGCACCGTCGTAATCCGGTCATGATGTTGGTTTTTGAGAAAGAACCCAGCGGTGATGATCCGTCAACCTTGAACATTTACGGCCCTGAGGGCACGGCAGCGGGTCTTGCCCGTGCTCTCGGGTTGTTAGAGGCCGCAAAACAGCAGATGCAGTTTGACTTTCTGCTAATGAATCGGGTCAGCGGCAAGTAAAATACCAGCATACCGGGGTTAAACCAGGCATTTGCGTCTGTACTTGCATACATATAATACTTACCGACTAACTGTAGAGAGTATGGTATATGCGGATTGACTGGGCAAAACGCCTGTGACGTCCGATACAACGTGACGCGTCACGGTATAGACCTGGTATGACGTGGATTCCCAGAGAAAAACCACCTTTATATATAGCAACAACCGGACGGCCAGGGGGTCGGACGGGGGTAGCACAGTGTGTGCTAGGCGAGCTAGCACTGTGCTACGCCGTTTGTTTGTTTGTATG